TCTACCCTCGCTGGAATGGGCGAAACCTTTTTAATGAACGCCAAGCAATGGACACCCCGACTTGGGCGCTAGTCTATCAGCAGCAAGACATCTCCGATGATGCCATCTTTGATCCAGTATCTGTTCGTGGCTCTATAGATGGAATGAGAAAATCTGGTCCATTAAACCCAGATGCTCCAGGTCATCCCAAGGATCTTAATAACTTTGTTATCGTTGCAGGACTTGACCCCGCCATTGTGGGAGATACAGCAGCAGTAGCTTACGCTATTGATCGCAATACCCATAAGCGATACATACTAGATGTAATTAAAATTACCCGTCCAAGCCCTGCGGCTATTAGAGAGTTAATCTTTAACTGGACTTCTATCTACCACCCTAGCGAGTGGATCATTGAGAAGAACGCTTTTCAAGCCTTCCTTACTCAAGACGAAGGTATCCGTCAGCATTTGAATACTAGAGGTGTGCATCTTCGAGAACATACCACTGGCAATAACAAGTGGGACGCAGGATTCGGTGTGGCATCTTTGTCCACCCTCTTTGGTAGTAAGCAAGCAGATGGAAAGCACCACCGAGATAATCTCATCCACCTGCCTAGCGATCAAACAGAAAACGTCAAAGCTCTAGTAGAGCAATTGATTACTTGGTCGCCTACTACTAAAGGCAAAACCGATATGGTGATGGCGCTGTGGTTCTGTGAGATTCGAGCACGTGAGATGCTCAACTACGGCCAGTACGCAACGCACCACCTCAAGAATCCTTTCCTATCTCGTGCAGAGCTAGGCAAGCGAGTGGTCATCAATATAGATGAAGCACTTGCAGCACAAAACACAACATTCGCCTAGGAGGCAAAATGGCACTAACACCAAGCTACACAACCTCAACAGAGGCAACAGAAGTAGAACAGACTTATATTGACAAGGGCGCTGTAAAGATGCCTCAGATCAACCCAATGGTTGACGCTAAGTACGCTGCTGGTAAAGCACAAGCACTAGCAACCGACAAGGTCGAATGGCCAACTAAGGTCGCCGGTCTTACTAACTAAGGATTCCAATGCTGAATATCAAAGAGGTAACCGCTAAGGTAACTCGCCTACAGACCAAATACGCAGCGCGTGATGGTCGTATGCGTGACGTCCTTTCGGTACGTCAGGGTGACATCTCAAAGGTGTACCCATCAATGTTTTCTGATGAGTACCCAAAGCCACTCGTCGCTAACATCATTGACGTCGCCGCACGCGACCTTGCAGAATCTATGGCACCACTGCCATCATTTAACTGTTCAGCAACTAATATGGTTTCAGATACTGCACGAAAAGCTGCAGATACTAGAACTCGTATTGCAAACTTTTATGTATCAAACTCTGACCTACAACTACAAATGTACACAGCCGCAGACTGGTATAACACCTACGGTCTTGGTATCGGTATGGTTGAGATGGATTACGATGACAACAATCCTCGTGTTCGTATGCTTAACCCATTTGGTACCTACCCAGAGCTAGATCGTTATGGTCGCGTACTATCAGTTACTCAGGTAATTGTTACCGATGCAGAAACGCTAGGTGCGCAATACCCAGAGTTTTACGATTTAATCTTAGGCAGAAACCAGTACGCTCTTTCTTCTCCTTATATTTCAATGGTCAAGTACCACGACAAAGAACAAGATCTGCTCTACTTACCAGAACGTAAGAACTTAGTTCTATCACGCACGCCAAATATCCTAGGCAAGGCTATGGCCTCTGTTGTGATGCGCTCATCTTTAGATGGTGAAGCACGTGGACAGTTTGATGATGTTCTATCAGTTCAACTTGCCCGTGCTCGTTTTGCAGTATTGCAAATCCAAGCAGCAGAAAAGTCTATCCAAGCACCTATTGCTATCCCACAAGATGTGCAAGAGTTAGCCCTTGGTCCTGATGCGATTATGCGTTCTGCTAACCCACAAGGTATTCGCCGTGTTCCACTAGAACTACCACCTGGAGTCTTTACAGAGTCTGGCGTACTAGAACGTGAACTACGCCTTGGTGCTCGTTACCCAGAATCTCGTTCAGGTAACATTGACGCATCAGTTGTAACAGGTCGCGGTGTACAAGCCCTACAAGCAGGCTTTGATACACAGATCAAGGCAGCACAAGCACAGTTTGCTCGTATGTTTCAAGAACTTATCTCTATTTGCTTTGAAGCAGATGAAAAAGTATTTGGTGGTATTCCAAAGACAATCAAGGGTTCAGATGATGGAACACCTTACGTTCTTAAATACATCCCATCTCGTGACATTAAGGGTGAGTACGGCGTAGATGTACGTTACGGAATTATGTCTGGTATGGACCCAAGCCGTGCCATCATTGCTTTACTACAAATGCGTTCAGACAAGCTCGTATCTCGTGACTATGTACGTCGTGAAATACCTATGGACTTAAATGTTACGCAGGAGGAACAACGTGTTGATATTGAAGAGATGCGCGATTCTTTGCGCGTTGCTGTTGCTCAGTACGCTCAGGCGATACCAGCTCTTGCAGCGCAAGGTCAAGACCCTAGTGAAATCATTACCCGTATTGCATCTGTTATTCAAGGTCGCCAAAAAGGTCAATCGTTAGAAAACACTATTGAAAAAGCATTTACACCAGAACCACAACCTGCGCCAAATATGGCAATGGCAGGTGGACCTCAACTTCCAGCAGCAGGTGCGGCCCCCGCTCCTGCCTCGCAGCAACCTCCACAAGAACAAGCTGGTCAGGCCCCTGCTGCTGGTCAAAAACCCGATATAGCCCAACTACTAGCTGGTATAACCGGCGCAGCATAAATAAGAGGAGGTGTAATATGAATAAAGGATCACGTGCAAAGGCATCTATGATAGCGCCAAAGCAGGGCAAGATGGATACATCAAAGCCAGCAGGAGGCAAAGTAATGTTTGGAATGATGACTAAAGCCAAAAAAGGCAAGGCAGTCAAAAAAGGATAGTAACTTTTTAACGGAAGGTGTGCTGGGCGATGAAAGATGACAAATACGTTCCTCGCCCAGTGCGCTTTCTTGACCTTGTTGTAATAGGCGTAGGTTTTATACATAACATAGCTTCAACAATTGAAACCTTAACAGGTGAATTAATGGAGTTAGCAATTTATCAATCAAATCATCTTACTCAAGCCAATAGAGCGTGGGAAGATATGACAGCAGATTTAGAAAAATTAGAGGAGGACCAACAGTGAGTATGATGAATCCACTGGCAGGACCAGCAGGTCCAGGTAAGTTCTCTACACGTACCGATAACCTACAAATGGGATCTACCGCATATGGTGAAGGCGTTGAGACGCAGGCTATTAAGTCTGGCGCTCCGCTTTCTAAAACCAAAGATGTACGTCCTGCTCGCTCAGGCGATGTGCGTGAAGCAGCCGCACAAGCACCAGTAACAGAATTATATGCACCAACACAACGTCCTAGTGAACCAATTACTGCAGGTATTGATCGCGGTGCAGGTCCTGGTTCTAGTGCATTGATGATGCAAAAGTCTAATGTAAAAACTTCAGACACACTAGCAAAAATGTTGCCCTATGACACAGATGGTTCTATTGCCATCTTGTATCAGCAGGCAATAGCGCGAGGTGACTAATTGGCTGATCTTACCGCCGCTGCTAATGCTGCAGGTTTAAGTTCTGCAGAAAAGAAAGCGATGCAAGATCTATCTAAAACTCTTGCTGCACATCGTGAACTATCAAATTTGCCAACAAATGTTGCACAACAGGCTTACTCAACTAAGACTCCTGCACAACAAGCAGCTCTTATTAAAGTTGCAGGCAATGAAGATCCAGCAAAGAAAGCCAACCGTGGTTGGCTAAGCACTGCTTGGCACTACACACTTGGTGGCGCATTTGCAATTGCTCAAGAAGGTTCAGACCTTGCTACTCGTTTAGCACGTACAGCTCTTATTACAGCAGATCAAGGCGTATCACCTTTTGGTAGAGGTGGCGCTTGGGATATTGCAAACGATAAGGGCGATCAAGTATTTAGCCCTAACCGCATTGATACAGCAAAACGTCAATATGGTAATGATCGTATATCTGTTGCTATGCGTGTTTCTAAAGGAGACAAACTTAGCGACATTATTGCTACCGGTACTGATGCTGAAAAGCAAATTGCTTCTATGGTTCAGCAGAACAAAGATACCCTTTGGAATGATGCACTAGATACAGTCAGTGCCGCTAAGTACTCACCAGGTCGCGCTGTTGCCAATGTTATTGATGCGCTTACTCCTGGTGATTTAGTCAAAAATGGTTTTATGTACAAGACTATTTCAGGCGCAGTAGATGCAGCTTATAGAGTTTATGCAGATCCATTGCTTGGTCTTGGTAAGGCTAAGAAACTTGTAGACATTTCACGTTACTCGTTAGATGTAGTAGTTGGTGGAAACAAAGTAGAAGAAGTTTTTGCACGTCCACAAGTTGCAGGCTTTTGGAACACTTATGGAGCACAGCTTACTAAGTACCGTGATGCAACTACAACTGCTGAAAGAGTTGCAGCAAAGAAGCAACTAGCAATTACAGCACCTGAGTTTGGTGATGCAGTTATTAAGTCTTTTGTAAACATTGATACTCCTATCAAGGATGCCAATACTGCTAAGGCTTTCTTCCTTAACGCAGACCAGACTAAAGAGATGATGAAAGGCCAGATTGGTCGCAAACGTGTGATGATTCCACGTTTAGATCCATTACGTCAGGCTCGCATTGCAACAGTTACTACTGCTAACAAAGTATTTAACATTGACTTTATGGGTTCTAAGTTTGTAGATAATCTATTCTTTGGTGGCGCAGCCACAAATGATGGGATTAGAGATACAGTTACTAATAACCGTCAAGCAATTGTTGACGCAGTTAAACCAAATTTTGAAGCTAAAGGTATGGCTCGTTTTTCAATGGAGCAGGTTCAATATCGTATTGATCGCTTTAAGGCTAAACTTGAGAATATCCCTATCTTTGAAAACAATTCATTAGATGTTACTGCAGGAGATGCAGCTAAAAAAGTTTATCAGTATGCACGTTTAGTTCTTCCACGTAGCGATGCAAAGTTGATGGCACAGGCATTTGACGATGCTGAAGTAGGACTCAAGAAAGAAATCTTTTACGGACTGCAATCAACCATTGCAGACATCCGTGGTCTTAATGTAACTAAAGAAGGTCAGCCAATTGCCCGTGCTTTACAAGGCAAGGCAGAACCTCAGTTTGCATTGAACCAACTTAGAAATGGTGTTGACTATAACCCAGCAGCATTGCCTAGTGGTGAGCAAGTTGCTCTTATTCTTTCAGACACATCTGATTATGTAACCACTCTTAGTATCCGTGATATTGACCGTGCATCAGCGCGATCTGGTTTAGTTCAACGTTTATTAGGTGTGGCACATTCTGGTTGGGTAGATAAGATGACCAGCGCTTGGTCGTTTGCTACTCTTGCCGGTCCACGTTACGCACTTCGTAACGCAGGTGAAGATCTTATGGTTCACCTTGCTATTGGTGAATCACCATTTGGTTTAGTTAAAGCTCGTATGCTTTCAACACGTTTGCGTACAGCACAACAAATGGAAAAAGGTTTAACTAAGTTTGAACAAACTGCAGCAAATCCACTAGGTGGTGCGTTGCGCTTTATTAACAAGAAAGAATCAAAAGCCTATGGCGCTGCTATTCAAGCAGCAGATGGCGATATAAACCAGATCCGCGAGATTATGGCTAATGCCCTTAATGAAGGCAAGATGGCTCGTTTCTATGAAAAGACTGGTTTAGGAAAGTTTAATGAAGCAGATCGTGCAGCACTTGCAATGCAAATCAAACACGGAGATTTAGATAATGCCTTAATGGGTGTTGTTGAAGGTGGTAAGAACTCTTTTACTGGAGTAGACGCCTACACACGTACGCTTAATTTTGCTCGTGCAAACAAAGTTCGTACAGAAGAACTTAAATATAATTTACCAAAGAATATGAGTCGTGCCAAAGGTTCACGTGGTATGAGTCGTATGGCGCCTCTTGCTAGTACAGAGTCTGAAGTAGCTTGGGCTATGCGTATTGGCTACTATGCCAATGACAAACTAGGCGGTATTGCAGTTGCTAACCTTGATAATGAAAAAGTAGCAGTAGGTAAACTTTTTGACTGGTTAAGAGATCCCAGTAATGAAAAGTTAGCCAAGTCTTTTCGTTTAGAGGAAAATGGTATTAGCCAAGAAGATCACGCACAGCGTATCTACGATGCAGCAAAGCAACTCTTTGTTAAAAACGATGGCGAAACCATTAACCTTAACTTGCTAGACAAGATTCGTAAGTACGATGATGTAACTGGCAACTATAAGATATCAGGCCAAATCTCATTAGATGATCTTCCAACATCTGAATTAGATGCTCCTCAGTATATTCTTGGACCACAGTTAGTAGCTGTATCTGATACAGGAAACTACACAACATCTTTAATGGAGTGGGGTTGGGACTGGCTAGGCAACGCTAATGCTCGTTTCTCACGTGAACCTATGGTTCTACAAGAGATGATTAAGATTCGTAAAGAGTTTGATAAGACTGGTTTTTCAGATGCTTTTATTGCAGCTCATAAGCGCGGCATCACAGATGAGAAAGCACTTGTTAAAGCAGAGGCAAGTGCTCAAAAGGAACTAGCAACTATTATCGAAGAGCGTGCAGCATCACAGACTCTTACTTATGTTGATAATCCTTTAGTACAAAGCCAGCTTGCTTTTTCTGGACGTAACTTTGCACGTTTTTATCGTGCTACTGAAGACTTCTATCGCCGTGTTTACCGTGTTGTACGTTACAACCCAGAGTCTATTGCTCGTTCATCTCTTCTTTATGAGGGAATTACGCACTCAGGTTGGATCCAACACGACGATCAGGGTGAACCATACTTTATTTACCCAGGTACACAGTATGTTTACAAGGCAGTACAAACCGCAATGGTTGCTTTAGGCGTACCAGCAGAGTTTAAGGTACCAATGCCAGTGCAGTTTGGTGCTAACTTAAAAATGCTTACACCATCTTTGAACCCAGACTCTGCAATTCCTACACTTGCTGGTCCATTATCAGGTATATCCGTCAAGGTGCTATCTAATATCGTAGGAATTTTTGATAAGGGTGCAGCAGATACCATTACAGGTGCTGTTCTTGGTAAGTATGCAATAGATCAACCTATGGTTTCAGCATTTTTACCAGCACACGTTAACCGTATCTATGCAGCAATGAACACAGATGAGCGTGATGGTCAGTATGCCAGCGCATCTCGTAAGGCTATGACCTATCTTGAAGCATCTGGACACGGATTAAAGCAAAAGTTTGACGCAAACAATAATCCAATTCCATTTACTTCCAAAGAACTTGAAGATTATCGTATTAAGTTAAAGAACAGCACACTTGGTATCCTAGGTATGCGTGTTATCTACGGTTTTGTAGCACCTGCTTCCCCTGCTGTACAGCTCAAGTCAGATATGAACGACTGGGTACGCGGTAATGGTGAGGCAAACTTTAAGCAAGTCTGGTACGGACTACTTGACAAGGTTGGTGACTATGACAAAGCAATGGCTGAGTGGGTTAAGTACTTCCCAGACCAAATGCCATTTACTGTTTCAGAATCAGAGCGTTCAACTGTTGCATATTTCCGTTATGCACAAGAATCTGGTGATTTTGTAGATAAGAACCAAGGATTGTTTAAGGAATTTAAGCAAGGTGCAACCTTCTTAATCCCTCACAAGGCTGGTTACTCTTGGGATGCGTACAAGACTATGACTGATATGGGTCTTCGTAAGAATAAGACAGTTACTGACTTCCTTCGTGAAGTACAGACCGCTTCAGATATGCAGACTTACTACGAGAAGAAGAATCAGTACGAGAAGAACCTTGAATCTGTTGGTACAGACTTTGAGCGTTCAGCACTTCGTAAAGAATTTACAGACTGGTCTACAATCTATAAGGCTGGTCGCCCACTAGTTCAAGAAGAACTATCACAGGGTAGTCAAAAGGCTATTGAACGTATGAACGCTTACAATGATTTGACAGCAATGGTTAAATCACCAGTTGCTCAAAAGGCAAGTCCTGGAACTACTCAGGCTTTGCGTAAAATGGTTGATCTTTACGAAAGTTACAAGACTTCAAAAAAAGAAATAGATCAATTTGGTGGTAGCCAATTCCTTTCTCAGATGAATAAGGACGAAACTATTATCAAGATGCGAGAACTTTCACAATACAACGAGAACACCGTGAGTGCTTACAATGTACTCTTTGGTAGATTGCTAGGGGACTAAAGTGGCTGGAAGCTCACCAGATCAGGCTCGCGCTACAGCGCAAGCAGCAGAATCAGCACGTACTGCTGCAGCCGGTACTAGCGGAACAACTGGACAAACAACAACAGGAGACTTTACAGACTTCTTAAAGATTGTCGCCAAGAATCCTACCCTGATTACTGCTTATTCAAAGATCCTTAAATCAGGAAATTACTACAAGGGTAAGATTACTGATAAGTACACTCCTGCTTTAATTAAAGCATTTAACAAAGCAGAAGAAGATAGAGCACTTGTTTCACTAACAAGCCCTATTAGTCGTGATGCTTTCTTCCAACAGATTAGCGTTATGGGTTCTGGTACTGGAACTGGTGGTCCATCAACAGTTACTAGCGTAACTAAATACACACCTGAATCAGCTAGAGTACTTGTCAATTCAATTATCCAAGACACTCTAGGTCGCAAAGCAACTGATGCTGAAATCAAAAAGTATACACAAGCCCTTAAAGGCATTGAAGGTAAAGCATCTACTATTACTAAGTACTCTGGATCTGGCGCAAATCAGACACAAACAGTTACACCTGGTATCAGTGAGAAACAGTATTTAGTAGACCAGGTTGCAGGTACAGACGAAGGCAAGGCTAACAAAGTTCTTGGTTTCTATGAGACATTTATGAATGCGTTGGGTGGTCGCTAATGTCAACTATTAAAGAAATTATTGCTGCACAAAAAGCAGCAGAAGAACAATCATCATCTCAAAAAAAGGCAAGTGCTCAAAAAACAGCAGCAGCACAAGCCACTGAAACTAAGTCACGTGGCAAACAAGCAAGTGCTAGCGAATCAGAACAGGCAATTTTTCTTGCTGCTTCAACAGCAGGGTCAGAATTACTACAAGCTCTTGGTCAAGTTCGTAGAGGTGCGATTTCTGAAAAGGAAGCAGAAAATAAATTAAATGCTTTTAGAAATTCAGTAAGTGCATTACGTGCAATCAATCCATCTAGAGCAGACGCTGTGCAAAAATCAGTATTACCAGAAAATGTTAACTTAAATGCAACTGTAACTAAACCCAAGCCATTAGGTAATTATGCAATGTCTACTGGAGCTGTTGCTACATCCACTTCTGCTAATGATACTTTGATTAAAAAACCTTTGCCAAGTTCAGATGGTAAGAAAAAACCAATGCCTGATGCTACTGTAGAAACTCCTATAGTGACTCCTGGAGGCGGCTTTACAGACTCACAGAATGCAGCACGCTTAGAAGCAGCCGGTAAGAATCCAACTGGAGTTAAAAGTTCATTAGACACCTTACTTGCAAAGACAGATTTTTGGTATGACTTACCTGATTATATCTTTAAGTTAGAACCTAAACTTGGCGAACTGCTTGTACAGGCCGTTGCTGAAGGTTGGGATGATGCAAAGTTCTTGACTAAAGCTAAGTTAACTCCTTGGTGGCAAAAGAACGCATCAACCATACGTACTCGTATTGTTGATCGTGCAAAGTATGATGAACTTAAAGCAGCCGGTGAAGATGTAACTAAGTCTGATTATGGTCTATACCTTTCAAAGCAAATGCGTTCTGTTAAAGCAAAGGCAAAAGAACTTGCTGGCGTTACTCTTACTGATGAACAAGCACAATCTGTCGCAGGCAAGATCTATGATGGTTTTTTAGATGACGACCCACTAGCAATCAATGCTTTGATCGTTCCATTTATTGGTAAGGTAACAAGCATTGTTGGTACAGGAACTGGTACCACTGGCTTTAGTGGTCAGGCATTACAGAACTACCAGACTCTTCAAGGTATTGCTAAGGCTAATGGATTTACACTTAAAGATATTCTACCTAATGTATCTGCGCTCACTGCAGGTGGAGATATAGAAACAGCAGTTCTTCGTGGACTAGCTGATGGTTCTTTGGATATTAACCGCATCTCTCAAGATGCTCGTATGCTGGCAGCACAGGGACAGCCACAGTATGTACGTGGACTTTTATCTCAAGGCTATGACCTTCAAGATATCTATGCTCCTTACCGTAGCACTATGGCATCTACTCTTGAACTAGATCCAAATACAATTGATCTTAATGACCCTACTCTTCGTGCTGCTATCACTGATAAAGGTGATATGAATATGTATGACTATAAGAAAACATTACGTCAAGATAATCGTTGGCAGTACACAGGTTCTGCTAAACAAGAAGTTTCAAACGCTGCACTTGGAGTCCTTCGTGACTTCGGATTTCAGGGGTAATGATGGAATCACTAGACGCATTAAATGAAGCAAGACTAGCGGCAAAAGCAGCCGCAACAGCACAAGCAACGGAAGATGCTTACTATACAAAAAAAGATTCACAAGGTAAAACTAAAGCACAACGTGACGCATTTCAAAATGCTCTTGATACAGCAGCAATGATTCGTGATAATTATAATACCGTGTCTTCAAAAGTAGATTTACAAACAGGTAAAGTAATTACTACCCCAATAAAAACTGTTGCAGTCGCCGCTACTAAAGCTGCAGCCGATAAAGCAGCAGCTGATAAAGCTGCAGCAGATAAAGCAGCAGCTGATAAAGCTGCAGCAGATAAAGCAGCAGCTGATAAAGCTGCAGCAGATAAAGCAGCAGTTGATAAAGCTGCAGCAGATAAAGCAGCAGTTGATATGGTCTTAAAACAAGCAGAAGAAGCAAAACTTCAAGATCGTAAATCTGCTTATGATCTACTTTATTCACAGTTTAAGCAATATGGTTTAGAGGCATTAGTAACACCCCTTAAAGATTTAATTACTTCAGGTGCTTCACCATCAGAGTTTACAATTAAACTACGTGAGACAGAAGCCTACAAGAAGCGCTTTGCTGCCAATGCTGACCGTATCAAGAATGGTCTTAAAGCAATTGATGAAGCAACATACCTAGGTCTTGAGGACCAGTATCAAAATGTTATGCGTAACTATGGTCTTCCAGAATCTTATTATGCACGTGGTGATATGGGAACACAAGAAGGATTTAACAAGTTTATTGCTAACGATGTGTCTTCAGCAGAATTAGAAGACCGCATTATGACTGCACAGTCTCGTGTTATCAACTCTAATCCAGAAGTTCTTGCATCTCTTAAATCATTCTACCCAGATATTACTAATGGCGATATCTTGGCTTACACGCTTGACCCAACTAAGGCACTTACTGATATCAAGCGCAAGGTAACTGCTGCTGAAATTGGTGGAGCTGCTATGCAATCAGGCTTAGGAATTACTGGTGCTCGTGCAGGTGAACTAGGTTCTGCAGGCATTACAAAGGCACAAGCACAACAAGGCTTTGAAACTATTGGTGGTGGATTACAACGTGGTTCACAACTTGCATCTATTTATGGAGAAAGTCCATATACACAGACAACGGCAGAACAAGAAGTCTTTGGTCTATCTGGAAAACTAGATGCTAAACAACAACGTCAAAAGATTACCGGATTAGAAAAGGCTGCATTTAGTGGTCAATCTGGTATGTCAACTGGAGCACTTGCACGTGACCGCGCCGGCGGTTATTAACAATCCTGCCACTAGAACTACTGGCCTAGTGGAGCGACATCAATACCAGTAGCTAGAGCCATACCAGTTCCCCAACTGAATATGAGGCTAGCGCCAACAACTAATAGGGAGAAGGACCACTATGTCCAATTACGACTACGAGGAAGATGACGACTTCACAACAGAAGACTCATCAAATGACCTTGTTAAACAACTACGCAAAGCCTCAAAGCAGAAGGACAAAGAACTCAATGAACTCCGTTCACAGTTTGAGTCACTTAGCAAAGGTCAGCGTGATAGAACAATCAAGGATGCCCTCGCAAGTCGCGGGATAAATCCGAAGATCGCTTCATTTATCCCACAGGATATAGACCCAACTGAAGAGTCTGTATCTAAATGGCTTGAAGACTATGCCGATGTATTCGGTATTGAAACAAGCCAAACCCAGACACCTAATGTAAATCCAGCCGATGCTGCAGCATATAAGCGTATGACAAACTCCGCCGACTCTGGCGCTTCGCCAGAACATAACGGAGACATTATGCAAAAATTAATGAATGCAAACAGCAAAGAAGAACTGGATGACATTATTAGGTTATCTGGACTCTAATCCGATCCTAAAACAGAAAGGCTAGACCAAATGGCTATCCCAACAGGTACCCCCACCTCTAGCTCGACGATCAGCAACCTCGTACAAGCAGCATACGACCAGTATGTAAGAATGGCGCTTCGCTCCATTCCTGTTATGCGTTCACTTGCCGACGTCAAGCCAGTGCAACAGGCAATGCCAGGATCATCAGTTGTTTTCTCAATCTATTCAGATTTGGCTCAGGCTACATCTACATTGACAGAAACTTCAGATGTTTCAAGCATTGCACTAGGTAACCCTTCACAGGTTACAGTAACACTGAACGAATACGGTTCAGCAGTTACAACAACAAAGAAGTTAAACCTAACTTCATTTAACGATGTTGACTCAGCACTTGCTGACATCATCGCTTACAACGCAGCAGATTCCATTGATAACGTAGTAGGTCAGGTCCTCTCAGCAGGAACTAACGTGATCTACTCAAACGGTCCATCAGGAACTACTCCAACTGCATCATCTGCAATTCTATCAGCAGACACAATGACAGTTGCAGATATCCGTAACGCTGTTGTATCACTACGCACAAACAAGGCATTGCCTCGTATGGGCGAACTATATGCTGCATACCTACACCCACGTCAGTCAGCCGATCTTCGTGCTGAAACTGGTACAGGTGGATTCCAGGAACTAACAAAGTACGTAGAACGTACACCGTTCGTTGCTGGCGCAGTAGGAGTTATCGAAGGCGCTTTCATCGTTGAGACACCACGTGTTCTTAACGGTCTAAAGTTAGCTGCTGGTATCTCAACTACAACAACTATCACCAACGTTGCTTTGACATCTAACGTAGTAACAATTACTACAGCAGTTGCTCACGGTCTTGGTACAGGTCAGATTGTAACAGTTGCTGCTACAACTAACACTGGAGTTAACGGTACATACACACTTGCGTCTGTACCATCAACAACAACATTTACATACGCATTGACAGCATCTAATATCACATCAGTTGCTGACACAGGTACTGTAACATTTACTAACAACTACCGCGCAATTGTTGCCGGTCGTGAAGCATTGGCTGAAGCACAGGCTGCAGACATCTCAACCGTTATCGGTCCAGAGATTGACGCACTACGTCGTTTCCGCACAATCGGTTGGTACTACTTCGGAGGCTTTGCACGCCTTCGTGAAGCTGCGCTCTATCGCATTGAGTCAGCCGCAACAAACGGATAATTCCGCTAGTGCAACGGCAGGGGTGGGGTCAAACCCACCTCTGTCACTTAGGAAAGGTTGGATATGGCATATAAGTTAATGACTCCTTACGAGTGGCAAACTTGGGGCGCTGGTCGCAGTGAACACACCAAGTACTCACGCCTTGCTGGGCGTCGCTTTAATGGTGGAACCATTGATGGTCCTATTCCAATTAGCCTTACAGATGTAGCAAGAGGTCAGACTTTAATTGTTAATGGGACTAGCGTTACTTTAACTTTAACTCCAAATCAAGATGATCTAGCAGCAGCTAGTTACTACTTCCTTGGTGGTCACGAATATACTATTAGCGATACACAAGCTACTGTTCTTATCAATGCAGGATATGGCGACTGGGTAACTCCAGTATGAGTTTACATAGACGTACCACGCATCTTGAGTATGTTGAAGACTGCTTTGGTTGCAAAGTAGGAGAACTAGAGTTGAGCGTAGGAGTGGCAAACCACAGAGAACTACCTACTGCTAAGCAACACGATAGGGAACTACAATCCTATTATGATGCTACAAGGCAAGGCATAGAACCACGTTCAACAAAAAGCAAAGATATAGATGCAGCAGTTAAACTTTCCAACGAAGCTGGTAAGGCTTTCGATGGAATCTCAATGACCTTTAAGGAGTAATAATAATGGCAAAGATGTCACCTAAAATGATGAAGGCTTATGCAGCCTACGAAAAAACAGAACCAAAAGCAATGAAAAAGAAAGAACTTAAAAAAGGCGAAACCAAAGCACAAAAAGCCAAAGAAGTAAAACAAGGTATGCACAAGATGCCTAATGGTAAAGCAATGAAAAACTCCGCTATGAAGAAAGGCAAGTAATAATGAATAACAACACAGAATTAGCAACAGACAAAAATAATCTTGTCTACCCACCAGCAGATAAGCAATACCCAAGTAACCTTAAATACGAAACTTACGAAGAATTACAGACAGGTGCAATGGGCAAGGCTGCTAAATAATGAACAATGCAGCCAAGAAAGCCAAGATTGCTAAAGTAATGAAAGAGTTTAAGGCTGGGACTTTGAACTCAGGATCTAGTAAAGGTCCCGTAGTAACAGGTAAGAAGCAAGCAATTGCTATTGCATTATCTCAAGCAAAAATGTCTAATAAGAAAATGGGTAAGAAAAAGTAAATGGCAAAGACTCCAGCGTGGCAACGCAAAGAAGGACAAAACCCTAAAGGTGGACTTAATGCAAAAGGCCGTGCCTCACTCAAGGCCATAGGTCAAGATATTAAAGCACCTGTTAAATCTGGCGATAACCCACGTAGAGCAAGTTACCTTGCTCGCGCTGCTGGTAACCCGGGACCTGAACGCAAGCCTAATGGAGAACCAACCAGATTACTATTATCTTTGCAGGCTTGGGGTGCATCATCTAAAGCTGATGCTAGGTCTAAGGCTGCAGCCATATCTAAAAGGAATAAAGGTAAAAAGTGAAAAAGAAAGTAGCATTTTGGGATACAAAAAATCCTAACAAGAAGTCAACACCTCTTACGCCAGCGCAGAAAACTGCAGCTAAGGCTAGGGCAAAAGCAGCAGGGCGACCATATCCCAATCTAGTAGATAACGCTGCAGCAAAGAAAACCAAGAAGAAGTAAAGGAGACATAGGTGGCACTAGGAGTAGCAGGAACAACGCTATTAGATGAACTTAATCGTTTAGCTAATGGTGGCACCTATCGAGTACCAGGTGCGATGGTAGGGCGAGCACTTGGCTGCTCGTCAATGGGCAGTACAGCGTTCAGTAACAACAAATTTAACAGATACAGTGGGAGTACTCAATGCGATTCAAGGCACGACTAGCACTAATCGCCTTGACCTTGCTGGCGTATGTAACGCTCTCGCTAGCACTACTCAACTACCTGCAGCGCAAGCTCTCAGGGCAATCTCAACGTGAGTGCTAAATACAATCTGGTTTGTGACCAAGCCACTACATTTAATTTTCAATTCCAAATCCTTAACGACAGCACTTCTTGGAATTTAACAAACTATAGCGTTACTATGACAGTACGCCCGTTTGTTGGAGCTTCTACTACAACTGTAGTAGCAACCAATGCAAATGGTCGCATCTCTGTTGATGGACCTAATGGTCGTATTACAGTAACTCTTAGTTCAACAATTACTGGAGATATATCTGCTGGACGTTATTCATATGATTTAGTAGTAGATTCAGGTAGCGTAGTTACACGCATCCTTGAAGGTAAATTTGTGGTGACAGGAGCCGTGACAGTATGACAACAATTATTGTTATAGAAAACATCACGCCACAAGTAGCAGTAGAATTTTCTCAGAACCAAGGCCCACAAGGTGCTCCAGGTAACACTGGATCTACAGGGCCAACTGGTCCTGTGGGAGCAACTGGACCAACAGGAGCAACAGGTGTACAAGGTGTCACTGGTTCCACTGGCCCGACGGGAGTAATAGGTGTTACAGGAAGTACTGGACCGACTGGTCCGACGGGTACCACGGGTGCTACTGGAGTTACAGGCGCCACAGGCCCTGCAGGTGCAACGGGTCCAGCGGGAGCAACAGGTGCAACAGGACCTGTTGGCGCTACAGGAGTCACGGGAGTTACTGGATCTACGGGACCAGCTGGAGCAACTGGAACGACAGGAGCAGTTGGTGCGACAGGACCTGCGGGAGCGACTGGCCCACAAGGTACCACAGGTGCCACAGGCCCTATAGGAGTTACTGGAGCTACAGGTGCAACTGGCGTTGCTGGTTACACAGTTCTTAACGGCATAGTAGACCCAACGACTCAAGGAGTTAACGGTGACTTCTATATCAACACCGCAACTAATAAGATTTTTGGTCCAAAGGCAGCAGGCGTTTGGCCTGCTGGAGTTAACCTAGTTGGTCCCACTGGAGCAACAGGTCCCGTAGGAGCCACTGGTACACAAGGTGTAACTGGAACTGTCGGACCTACTGGAGTAACGGGTGCAACAGGGCCTACAGGGGCTACAGGACCCGTTGGAGCAACAGGACCAACAGGGGTAACTGGTGCAACAGGTGCTACAGGGGTAGCTGGATATACAATCCTTAATGGAACTGTTGACCCTACAACCCAAGGTGTCAATGGTGATTTTTACATTAACACCACTAGCAATAAAATCTTTGGACCTAAAGCTGCAGGAACGTGGCCTGCTGGCGTTAACATTGTTGGACCAACAGGAGCCACAGGCCCAGCAGGAGCTACAGGTCCAACAGGACCTACAGGTGCTGCAAGTACTGTTGCTGGTCCTACAGGTCCAACAGGTCCTGCTGGAGCCACGGGTCCAACAGGTGCAACTGGTACAACAGGTTCTGCAGGTGCAACAGGTGTAACGGGTTCAACTGGACCTGCTGGAGATCCATCTTTAACCATCAATGCTCAAACTGCTTCATATACTTTAGTCCTTAGCGATGCAAGCAAGTTAGTTGAAATTAACAATGCCTCAGCAAACAACTTAACGGTCCCATTAAATGCAACAGTGGCCTACCCAGTAGGTACTCAGATCAGTCTTCTTCAAACTGGAGCAGGTCAGATGACGGTAGTTCCTACAACCTTAGTAACTATCAATGCTACGCCAGGGCTAAAACTCCGTGCTCAGTGGTCTTCTGCGACACTTATCAAGCGAGCAACTGACACTTGGGTGTTAGTTGGAGATATTTCAGCGTAAGATATCTTTTATGAGATTTCACGTTATTAGTCTGCCCCATACGCAAACAACTAAAGATTACGTCAACTGTGCCTATACTGAAAAGGTTAGACGCTTTTGTATAATGATGAAGAACCTTGGTCACACAGTTTACTTGTATGCTAGTGAAGATAACGAAGCACCAGTAGATGAGCTGATTACTTGCATTACCAAGCAAGAGCAAGCAGATGCCCTAGAGGGCAAGCATTACACAGAAGCAGCTTTTGATAATAACTTACCGCACTGGCAGATATTTAATGCCAAAGCAATTAAAGAGTTAGCAAAGCGTTTAGAACAAAAAGATTTTATATGTGTTATTGGTGGAGCATCGCATCAACCAATAGCAGATGCTTACCCCAACCATATAACAGTAGAGTTTGGCGTAGGTTACGGTGGAGTCTTTAGTAAATATAGAGTCTTTGAATCCTACGCTTGGATGCACAGCATCTATGCAATGTTTAAGAACCCAACGCTAGTAGATGGCAACTTCTATGATGCGGTTATTCCTGGTTACTTAGAACCAGAGATGTTTCCACTGCAAGAAAAGAAAGAAGATTATTACCTATATGTTGGACGTATGGTAGATCGCAAAGGTTTAGTTGTTGCTCAACACGTATGTAAAGAACTTGGGCTTAAACTTATTATGGCAGGACCTGGTAAAGATCCCAAGATTGAATATGGCGAATGGGTAGGACCAGTTGGTCCAGAAGAACGGGCGAAGTTAATGGGTGGTGCAATTGCCCTATTTGCTCCAACGCTATACATAGAACCTTTTGGTAATGTAGTTATCGAAGCACAGACCTGTGGAACTCCAACGATTACCACAGACTGGGGAGCATTTACAGAGACTAATCCTAATGGAATTACTGGATACCGTTGCAGAAATGCAATGGAGTTTGCAGTAGCTACAGAGTGGGTCAAGGACCTAGACCCAGTAGCAATACACAAACGAGCAGTAGCCCTATATTCATTAGATGCTATTGCACCACAGTATGAACAATACTTTGCAAGACTGCTAACTCTATGGGGAGATGGCTGGTATGAGAGGAAATAATGCCGACGTTAAATGAGATGGTTGATGAAGTACGGGCTAACCTGCAAGGCTACGCCCTGCGTCAAGACCGCATTACTTATGTTGCCAACGCTGCTGGTTTAACCACTACTAGCACTGCTATTACTGTCGGATCTAGTAATAACCTTGCTAAAGGTGTTATTGAGATTGATGATGAACTTATCTGGATTGATTCTTTTACTACAGCAACTAACACTCTTAACGTTATACCTGGCTTTGGTCGTGGTTATCAAGGGACAACTGCAGCACCCCACGCTCAGTATGCACAAGTAACTTTATCTCCTACCTTTCCTCGCAGCACAATCAAAAAGGCTATCAACGACACAATCAATAGCTTCTATCCTAAGCTCTGGATTGCTTCTGCTTATACATTTACTTTTAACGCATCTCAGACTACATACGCATTGCCAGATGATGTTCAAGATGTTTTGTTTATTTCTTGGCAAACTACAGGTTCTAGTAAAGAATGGCTGCCAGTAAATCGCTGGCGATTAGATACTATGGCAAACACAGCTACCTTTAACACACAGAAAACAATTAACATTTATGAAGGAATACAGCCTGGTCGTACAGTTCAAGTATGGTACACATCAACACCAAACACTCTTGACGCCAACACAGATGATTTTGCTGACGTATCTGGCCTACCAGATTCTTGCAAAGATGTTGTCATACTCGGAGCATCATACAAATTATTGTCTTACCTTGACGCTGGACGAATCAATCTCTCTAGTGCTGAGGCAGATCTAAACGATGGAAAACTTCCATCAACTGCTGGCGTTGCCGCATCTCGTTATATCTTTGCCTTGTACCAACAGCGACTTAATGAAGAAGCGTTGAAGTTGGCTGACAAGTATCCAATCCGTATTCACTACACACAATAAGGAAAACCAATGACCAGTAAATTCTCCTCTACCAGCGTAGCCACTACGTTGCAAAATGCTATTACCTCATCTGGTGCTACTAGTATGGTGGTTTCAACAGGAACAGGTACTGCCCTAATGGGTGGTGTTACTTTGGGTTCTGGCAATGTAGATGTCTTTACCGTTGCCATTGATGTTGACACTATTAACGAAGAAGTTGTTTTTATTACTAACCAAGCAAGTGACACAATGACCATTGTGCGTGGTCGCGCTGGTACATCCGCAATAACACATACTGCAGGTGCAAGTGTCAAGCACGTCCTTACATCTTATGATCTTACTAATTTTGAAAGTGGACTTAACGAGACTATTCCACTTAATGCACAAACTGGAACTAGCTACACATTTGTAGCAACAGATGCGGGTTATCTAGTAACCCTTACCAATGCAGCAGCAATTGCCTTAACAGTCCCCTTAAATTCAAGCGTGCCATTTACAATTGGAACTCAAATTACTATTACTCAAGGTGGAGTAGGAACAGTTACAGTTGCTGGAGCAGTTGGAGTTACGGTCAATAGTGCAGATGGTGACTTAAAACTTAGATCTCAATGGTCTTCTGCAACTATTATTAAAATAGATACAAATTCCTGGATATTGATTGGGGACATTAAAGCCTAATGAGAATCCTAGGAACAGTAGCATCTTCATCACGTGAAGTACCTAATGCTCCAACAATTGGCACAGCAACCAACGTTGGAACAGGTCGCGCTTACAATAACGGTTCAGCGACTGTAACATTTACAGCACCTACCTTTGATGGTGGTCTGCCTATTACTTCTTACACAGCTACATCTAGCCCAGGTGGATTTACAGCATCTGGTGCCTCTTCACCTTTGACAGTGACTGGTTTGCAGTCAAGCGTCTCATATACATTTACAGTAACTGCTACTAATGCTCGCGGTACAGGTGCTGCATCTGCTGCATCAAACAGTATTACAGCAACTACAGTTCCTCAAGCACCAACTATTGGTACAGCAACAGGAGGCAACGCCTCAGCAACTGTTACCTACACAGCAGGTGCAACGGGTGGTGCAGCAGTATCTGTGTACACAGCAACTTCATCTCCTGGTTCATTAACAGGTACAGGTGCAAGCCCTATTACAGTTTCAGGTTTAACAAATGGAACTGCTTACACATTTACAGTTACAGCAACTAATGCTAATGGAACTTCAACGGCTTCTGCGGCTTCTAGCTCGGTAACTCCAGTTGCTCCTGCGACTTCAACAGTTGACTACTTAGTTGTAGCAGGTGGCGGTGGTGGCGGTGGCTATGATGGTCCCGCATTGCTTTTTGGTGGCGGCGGTGGTGCTGGTGGATTTAAGTCTGGAGTAAGTTTTGCAGTTTCTTCAGGAATTGGAATCACTGTAACTGTAGGTGCAGGCGGTAATGGTGGAAGCGGAAGTACGAATGGAATAAATGGAAATAACTCCGTCTTTTCATCTATAACTTCTACTGCTGGTGGTCGAGGCGGTACAGGCAATACGAGTAACGCTGCAGCAGGCGGTTCGGGTGGAGGTGCTGGGGCAACGAGCAGCGGCGGAACCTCTGGCGGAGCAGCATCTCCTGCAGGACAGGGCAATAAAGGCGGTGACCAGTCTGGGCAAGAGAACGGAGCAGGTGGTGGCGGTGCAGGTGCTGTTGGTGCTAATGCTACAACCACAGCAACAAATGGCGGTATTGGTTCAACATCTTCAATTACTGGTACATCTACTTATTATGCTGGAGGTGGTGGCGGCTCAGGTAGTAATAATGCAAGTGGTGGAACTGGAGGTGGTGGAGCCGCAAACATTGCAGGAACGGCAAATACTGGTGGTGGTGGAGGCGCTAATAGTGGAAATGGCGGTTCAGGCGTTGTAATTATTGCTTATCCAGATACTTACCCAGCTCCAACCGCTATCAGTGGTGGATTAACATACACACAACCAACTCGTTCAGGATATAAAGTCTATAAATTTACAGCAGGAACAGGAACGGTGACTTTTTAATGGCACATTACGCATTCTTAGATGAGAACAATGTAGTAACTGAAGTCATTACTGGCATTGATGAGACAGAACTTATTGAAGGCTTAGACACAGAGATTTGGTACGGCAATTTCCGTAATCAAGTATGCAAGCGTACTTCTTACAACGGAAACATTCGTAAGAATTATGCAGGTATTGGTTACACCTATGACGAAATTCGTGATGCATTTATCCCGCCAAAGCCTGAAGGCAAATGGGTATTAAATGAAGATACCTGCAAGTGGGACCCAGTAGTCAAATCAACTCAAGAATAACTAAGGAGACATAGTGGCCTACGGCGACGACATCACAGAGGGAATACCCTACGTCCTATCCAATCCATCAGGTTCTACCACCTATGCAGCTACAGGTGAGGCTTACGATATAGCCGTTGCTGGTCTACCGTTCTTCTTGCTTAACTCTGATGATGCACCCTATCGCCGTGTCACAGCTCAGTATCGTAAGCAACAGATTGACCAGACACGTGAGGCTGGAGAACAGACTCTAACTGGTTGGTGGCTACGCAGCCAATCATCATTTCACCTTGGTGCTGGCATTAAGTTCTTTGAACCACAACAAGAAGAGTCGCTACGCTTCCAGTACACAGAGTCTAAGGGCTTAGATGTATGGACTAGAGGACAGGCTAGTTTGCTTTATGACACAGCCAGTTTCTATGCTGGATCTGCTGCTGCACAACTCATAGGTGTCAACGATGGTACCAATGACTGTATCTTTGTAACAGATGGAACTGCATTAAAGAAGATTACTTCTGGTGGAACATCAACGACTATCTCTCAAGCAGGCACAGCTTCGACTATCTATAGCCTTACAACCGATGGTTCTAACTATTACTTTATCAATAGCACCAAGGTCCACAAAGGTTCAGTTGGTGCAGTTCCAGCAGATGCTGAGATATATGCAGCAGCATCAACTACTAGAGCAATCATTCGTTTCGTCAAGCAGCGCCTTATCTTGGCTAAGGGAAATGTTTTGTATGAACTCAACGCTAATGCTACTGCTTCTGCTGCCTTGCCTACCGCTCTCTATACCCACCCTAATACTAACTGGGTCTGGTCATCTATTGCCGAAGGACCACAAGCAATTTATGTGTCAGGTTATGATCCCAACGGTACCTCATCTTCGGTCTTTAAGATTACTTTAGATGCAGCAGTGCCTAACTCTCTAGGTTTTCCAACTCTTAATACACCTACGGTTGTTATTGATATGCCACAAGGTGAGCGCATCAATGACTTTGATGTGTACCTTGGACTCTATGCAGTCCTTGCTACCAATCTAGGATTTAGAGTAGGTATCTCTGATGCAAACGGAGACATCCAATATGGACCACTGCTCTTTAGAGATGCAGCTTGCTACTGCTATTGCTTTTAGAGATAGCTATGCCTACATTGCATCTCTTATAGATGGAGCAGCAGGGTTAGTTCGTGTAGATCTATCTACTAATGTCCTAGCCAACTCACTATATTTTCCTTGGGCTTGGGACCTTATAGCAACTGGTACTACTACCACTGCATCTCAAGTTGCCTTCTTTGGTAACTCAGATAGAGCAGCATTTACCAATGGCAATAACACTTGGGCTGAGTCAACAACCAGCCTAGTAGCAACTGGCTACTTACGTACTGGTTACATCCGTTACAACACACTAGAGACAAAGATTTTTAAGTTACTACAGGCCCGTGTAGATACCACCAATGGTGGCGTCTTAATTCAATCTGTTGATTCACTTGATAACTTCTACACTATTGGTAATTTCTCACAAGAATCTGCAGTTCCTCAGATTAACATTAACTATCCACAAACAGCCCAAGAATATCTTGGATTCCAATTTACCTTATCTCGCTCAACAACTGATGTGAGCAAGGGACCACTCTTTACTGGTTACCAGGTGCGCTCATTGCCTGCAACACCACGCCAAAGACTTATCCAGTATCCACTTTCTTGTTTTGACCACGAGACAGACCACTTTGGAGTTGAGGTTGGATACGAAGGAGCTGCATACGCACGTATGAGCCAGCTTGAATCTATTGAAAATGTAGGAGACACCATCCAAATTCAAGACTTTAGAACTGGTGAGTCATACCTTGGCATCATTGAAGAAATGGATTTTAGAAATAACACACCATCAGATAAGCGCTTCTCTGGCTACGGCGGAGTGCTCTTAGTAACTATTAGGACGGTCTAATGCAGGCACAAGACTACGCAACATTAGCTGTTGCAGTAATGACAATAGTAGGTGGCTTTGCTGGCGCTGTGCGCTGGATGGTCAAGCACTATCTATCGGAGCTTCATACAAATGGTGGCACATCTTTGCGTGATGCTATTGACAGACTAGAACAGCGTGTTGATGACTTGTACAAGTTAGTAGCGGAGAAGTAAATGGGACAGCGTAATCAATTTCTAATGGCAGCTCGTGCTGAGATTGGCACAGTAGAAGGTCCAAAAGATAATGAAACAAAGTATGGAGCATTTACCAAGGCTAACTTTTTACCTTGGTGTGGTTCATTTGTTATGTGGTGTGCCAACGAAGTTGGCTTAAAGATTCCTAACGTAGTCTCTACTACTGACGGAGCACAGAAGTTTCAAGGTACTGGGCGTTGGGCTAACACAGAAACTGCTAAGCCTGCACCTGGTGATCTGGCCTTCTTTGATTTCGCAGAGGGTGGAAACCCTATTGACCACGTTGGAATTGTTGTCAGAGATAATGGCGATGGAACCATTGTTACTATCGAAGGCAATACATCAGGTGATAAAAAGAAATCTACCAGTGAACGTAACGGTGGAGAAGTAGTCCAGAAGGTTAGGGCTTATCGCACTGATAACAAGAAAGGACTGAAGCTATTTATTGTTGGCTTCGGTAGTCCAAAGTTCAAAGACTAGGAGAACAAATGAACAAAGAGAAGTTAATCGCTATCGCAGGAACTTACCTACGTGCAGGAATTGCGTCAGTAATTGCGCTATGGCTTGCAGGTGTAACAGATCCAAAGGCTCTGGCAACCGCAGGTATCGCAGCTATTGCAGGTCCAGTGCTCAAGGCACTAGATCCAAAATCAGCAGAGTTTGGTCGTGGGTCTAAGTAACCCATCAGCGCGAGGCAAACGAAGAGGCTCACCCCGAAAGGGGTGGGCTTCTTTTTTTATGCCTAAAATATGCCAGAGTTTGAATCACCTGATAGGTGGGTCTTGAGCCGGTGGCAGTTAGCACACAAGGTCTGTAGATTGTGTGGCTCATTATTCCAACGGTCACCGTCTATGTGGTCTACGTCTAACTGAGAGATATGTACTGGTGTGAACCCACATCCTTGACATATGGTGCCTTTATGTCTAACGTATGGATAGACGTTATTGTTATAGGTTCGCTTCCATACCGTCCAACATCTATATCTACTAGAGAGTGGATTCTTTTTATCTCGTAGCTTCATCTTGGTAGGACCACAAATAGAGCACGTGGCAGTGCGATCTTCTTCGTTATGGTTACTGAGCTTGTGCTGCATCTTTATCTACTGGACAGGGTACAGTTATTAAATTGCCACAACTAACACAGGTTGCATCTAAGAAGTACCAGACCAGTTCATAATCTTCAAAGCTGGCTAAGACGTTAAAGACTTGACACCCACAGGAACATACGTGGATGGGTCCTAACTGTCTTAAATCGGCCCCGTAGGGCTTAGGAAGGGCATTCCTGAGCCACCTAAACGATGGCAGGGTTGGTAGACGGAGCCGTAGGGTTACTGTACGGTTACTAGCGGTGCGCCCCTTGAGGGCGCTCACCTGTTTAATTCGCCTCACGGCTCATATTGTAGCGCCCAGTAGGGTGTCGCCTAGTAGCGACACGCCGTTGACTGGTAGGCTCTCTGGTATGACGACAATCGCGGCGCTTGAGGGTATTGATTACGCGGTTCTAGTAGCTGACTCACAGATCACAGAGGACAACCTAGTAACCCTAGCCACTAGTACGCCAAAGATAGTTGAGATTGGTAAGTATCTCATTGGTCTTTCGGGTGATACTAGGCCAGGTGATATTCTTTCTTACAACTGGAAGCCACCGCTCTATAAAGGTGAAGAGCCAGCGCAGTTTATGGGACGTAAGATTATACCTAGTATTATCCAAACATTTAACGACAACAACTACGACTATAACAAGGCGGACAAAGATGGTGGCTTCGATTATCTCATTGCTTTTAACGGTAATATCTTTCGTATTGCTTGTGATCTCTCTTTTTTCCAAGCAAATCACGGAGCGTATGGCATTGGTTCTGGGGGCCAGCTTGCTCTTGGCTACCTGTATTCAATTGTCAAACCTGATATGGACCTAGCCTATTCAAAGAGACACGCCCGTAGAGCCGTAGAGATAGCCTCGGTGCTTGACGCTAACACTAACAAGCCTTTACAGTTGGTGGTCCAAGAACGATTCTAGGAGGAAGCAATGGATACACAAAAAGAACGTTGGATAAAGACAGAAGAAGCAGCAGAGTACTTGTCTGTAAGTACAAGTTACTTATATCAAAAGGGACCTGCTGTTGGATTACCAAGAGTTAGGTTGGGTGATGGATACCGTTACCGTATGTCAGATCTTGATGCTTGGATGCTAGGCAAATCAGAGGAACTTTAATGGAAAAGAAGATTGGAAAGGTTTGGTTCTTTTACGGACGCAGTAGTGGCATCGGTATTGGTATTCACATTGACAAGTACGCTGCAACTATTGATTTTCTATTCTGGTATGTAGGGTGGGAGTTCTAATGGAAGATGAAGTTAAATATATCCATATGACAGATGAGTACGCTGCACAGTATTGGCATCAACAAGGTTGGTTAGCGTGTAGACTTGCTTACAAGCTATACAATGATGCACAAGATGCTGGAGCGTTCAGAGTATGAGCGCATTCTTAGCAGGTTTATTAGTTGGAATGTTAATTGCCAGAGCATTTGATTTATGGGCAGATTGGAAGTACAAGAAGTGAGTGTTACTGATCCTAAAGAACTATTACTGACTGCTCTTAAAGCAGGCGATGCAAAGCGTTCACGTTCTATACAAGTACAGATTGGTCCATCAGAGGTGGGTGGGTGTCGGCGTAAGGTGTGGTACCGACTCAATGACCAACCAGAGACTAACGATAACGAATTAAAACTAGCAGCCATTATGGGTACTGCTATCCACGCAGAAATTGAAAGAGCACTAGTTGATAACCCAGATGTATTGATTGAAACAGAAGTTGAATACAATGGGATGAAGGCACACATTGACTGTTTTGTACCTAGTACTGGTGATGTCATTGACTGGAAGACAAGTAAGGTCCGGAACCTTACTTACTTTCCATCAACACAACAACGGTGGCAGGTACAGCTTTACGGCTACCTCCTAGCTAATAACGGCTATGCGGTCAACCGAGTGTCACTGGTAGCAATTGCCAGGGACGGGGACGAGCGAGATGTCAAGGTTCACACCGAAGACTACAATGAGTCCATTGCACTAGAGGCACTCGGTTGGCTAGCGGCTGTTAAGGAAGCAGCAGAGGCACCAGCACCAGAGAAAGATGCAAGCTACTGCCAGTTCTATTGTAAGTTCTATGACGCAAGTGGGCAGATGGGATGCGTCGGTCTAAAAAAAGAACGTACACCAGTGACTGATGTAGTCATTGATGATCCCATCATTGACAAGAATGCACTGCTGTATTTACAGTTGGCAGTACAGATTAAAGAGCTAGAGAAAGAACAAGATTCCTTGAAGGCATCCTTTGAAGGATTACTAGGAGTTACTCACTCTGGTATAGAAGTAAGTTGGAGCACTGTCAGGGGTCGTGAGACTGTTGACAATGAAGAAGTAGAAAAACTTTTAGGGTATGTCCCTAAAAAGATAGGCGCTGAGAGTCATCGCTTATCTGTAAAACAAAGTGGAGGTAAGTAAATGTCAGTAGAAGGTACAAAGTTCCAGGTCAACTATAAGTTGCCTGATGGAACACTCATCAATCTTTACGCAAAGGATGTCAGAGATTTAGAGACAGGCCTTACAGATCTATCAATGGTATCTACTCTTATTAAAACAACAGGCAGAGAACTTCTCGGTGGTGCATCAGCACCAGCACCAACTGCTGAATCAGTTGCAAAACAATTTGAAACACCACCACAGGCACAACCAGTAGCAGTTCAATCTAATGGACAGGCACACACGTGCCGTCACGGAGAGATGGCCTTCCGTTCAGGTACATCAGCTAAGGGACCTTGGAAGGGCTATATGTGTGCTGCACCCAAGGGTGCGCCAGACAAGTGCGACACTATCTGGGTTAGATAACCAGTGCGGGAGCCTCGCGAATACGAGAACCCGCTATGTGCAGAAGTCGGTGGAGATTTATTCTTTGCTGAAAAAGAAAACGAAGGCAAGCTGATACGTCTTAACATCGCAGCAGCTAAGTCAATTTGTCGCAGGTGCCAACACACTAGTGAGTGTGCTGAGTGGGCTATCCGTAAGGAACGCTACGGCATCTGGGGTGGACTTACTGATAGCGACAGAGCTGCAATACGTAGAAAACGAAACATCACACTAGGAAGGGAGAGTAGTGCTTAATCTTTCCCGCGCTTGGAGTGGTGTGCTTACTAAAGCAACACCATTACCGGACGTGTGGGATGGATTAAAAGCTGAAGGTATTAAGTTTCGCAGAGGCCAGGTATGTATGGTCGCTGCTGCACCTAATGCTGGTAAGTCTATGTTCGCTCTGATCTATGCAATCAAAGCCAAAGTACCTACGCTTTTCTTTTCAGCAGATACCGATACAACGACAGTAATGATGAGGTCTGTATCGCATCTATCTGGCCATTCACAGGTAACTGTGGAGGCAAACCTTTCAGATAATAGCCAGTATTACAATGCACATTTGCACAAACTTTCACATATCAAGTGGGTCTTTGATTCATCTCCTAACATAGATGATTTAGAGTTAGAGATAAGGGCCTACGTTGAACTCTATGGACAGCCACCTGAGTTGATTGTCATTGATAACTTGATGAACATAACTGCTGAGACAGACAACGAGTGGGCTGGCCTTAGAGCCATTATGATGGAGCTACACGATATGGCACGCAAGACTGAGGCCTGTGTATTAGTACTCCATCACGTATCAGAACAGTCAGAGTATGGGTCGCCTAGTAACCCACCTCATCGCAGAGCAATACACGGAAAGGTCAGTCAACTACCAGCACTGATACTTACACTGGGCTATGACCCAACACAAGGAATACTCAAGGTTGCACCAGTAAAGAATCGCTTTGGTAAACATACTGCAGACGGCAGTGTTTATGCACAGCTACTGGTAAACTATGCAGCAGTACAGATATCAGATCAAAATGAGTTTGGTTGGATGTTACGCAAGGATACAATCGCAGGATACCAAGGAGGATACAATGTCTGAAGGACAGTTAACGAACAAGTACAGAGATAATCTAAAAACAGATGGATTACGTGCAGATGTTGATGCACTCAAGGTAGACCTGACCAACTTCGTTGGTGCTCTATTGCAATCTGGTATTGTCGAACTAGTTAAAGATGAAGAAGGCAATGTCATCTATAAAATCAACAAGGTTGTATTGGTAGATGAGTCAGTACAACAAGACTAAAGGTTCTCAGTTTGAGACAGACGTAATGAAGTGGCTCCGCAAGGCTGGAGTTATGGCAGAGCGTTTGTCTAAAGCTGGGGCAAAGGATGAGGGCGACATCGTTACTGTTATCGCGGGAGAAACTTACATCCTTGAACTCAAGAACAGGGCAACCCTATCGCTGCCTGAGTTCTGGAGAGAAGCACAAGTTGAGGCGCTTAACTACTCTAAGGCTAGAGGTCTTGGGGAAGTTCCTCTGTCATATGTAATAGTTAAGCGTCGCAACGCTTCAATAGATCAAGCCTGGGTCATATGTGACCTAGCACAATGGTTAAAGGAGAAACAGTAATGCCAGTACCAGGTGGAGATATAACAACAACAGAGATACTAGTACCAGAAGTTGTACCAGTCGAAGAAACTACAGAGGAGGAAGCAAGTGAAGCCTAAAGTAATTGATGAGCATAAGTTTGCAAGGATTATTGCAGACCTTTTGGTTGACTCAAAAGATCCAGAGAACCCACATCCAGAACATAATGCTTACAACTGGGGTTTAATTGATGCAGAGCGTGCTTTGCGAGGCGTACCAGTAGATGTTATTAAGGAGACTAGACCTAAATGATGTGTGATAACTGCCTTAAAGGTGGAGAAGAGAACGGCCTTGCTCACTACAAGCGTTCAGCTCATTGGCACGATAAGTGTGATGATAAGGGGTGTGTATGCCAGCACAAGACTGGTCCAGGGTACATAAAGCGAGAAGGTATAAAGGTGCCGTTGATGCAAACTCAATCCCCATAGGCGTAATTGTTTCCCACTATGGAGGTGAGGTACGTGAAGGCAAGAGTGCTTCGGTTCGTTGCTGTTTACATAGTGACAGTAGACGCTCAGCAGTTATCAATACTTATGACAATTTATATTTCTGCCATACCTGCGGTAAGGGTGGCAATGCAGCTAACCTAGTGTGCATACTAGAGAACTTGGAGTTTAACGATGGCCTCAAACGTGCAGTCGAAATTGCTACTGGAAGCGGCGAAACAATACGCTCAGGCAATAAGTCCAGAGGCTCTAGCCGTACTAAACGCACGTGGGATCTGTGAACAAACTGCAGCACGCTTTCAGTTAGGAAGTATTACCAACCCCATCAATGGTCACGAGATGTATCAGGGTTGGCTTTCCATTCCATACATCACCGCATCTGGTGGTTGTGTTGGCTTTAAGTTTAGACGATTAGATGATCTTAAACCTAAGTATGGTTCACCTACTGGGCAGAAGGCGCATCTCTATAACGTATGTGACATCACTCTTGACTCAGCTTATGTTGTTGTATGTGAAGGTGAACTAGATGCCATTGTTACTAGTGGCGAGTTAGGCATACCAGCAGTAGGTGTACCTGGTGTTGCAGCGTGGAAGCCACACTTTCCAAAGCTCTTTGCCGGTTATGAAACTATCTTTGTTGTTGGCGATAATGATGTTAAAGAGGATGGCTCTAATCCTGGAGCTGAGTTTGCTAAGCGTGTGGCGAATGAGGTAATGAACTCACAAATTGTTACACTACCTCCAGGTATGGATATCAATGATTACTACTTAGCCAATGGTGGTCCTGCTACGAGGAAGCTACTGATAGGGGAGTCAAATGTATGACAATGACAGAGAACGAGTGGGTCATAATGCTACAGACTTTGCAACATATGGGCTTTCACATCTTGCACCACGACAGGAAGACTCAGACAATACTCATACGCCCCCAGCCAGTACGCCGTTAGTAGACCACTTAGCTGTTATTGGTTATCGTAGTATTGGTGTGAGTACTGAGGATTTAACTTCTTTCATTGAAGCCTTCGCTTCCCTTCGTGCTATGCGTGTTAAAGGTGTGGGCCATAGTCAGTATGCAATCGCACAAGGACAAAAGTTTGAGTCCTTTACTACTGCAGATACTATCCGTGAACTTATTGAAGAGCTAGCTGATGCTAGCAACTACATAGACTTCCTTGCTATCAAACTACTTAACATCCAACACACTATAGATTTGGTGCTACCCGACTGTGAGTGAACTACATCCAGTAATATATGACCTAGTACCTAGCGTGGCTAGAACTATCCACCGCAGATACAAGACTCACGTTGAATTTGATGACATCAAGCAGGAGTTAATGGCTTGGGCAATGACTCGTATAGCAGATCATACTGAAGATTTAATGGAGATAGATGAGAACAAGCGCAGGCACAACGAGCAACGCATAGCGTGGCAGATGAGACGTGTAGCTGAGCGTTATGCACGCAAGGAGAAGGCATCTAAGTCTGGCTATCAAACTAATGATGAGGCTTACTATGAGACACCTAAACTTGGTATGTTGCTACCCTTTGTCATTGCATCCATCATAGATGGCACAGTATTAGAGCAGGCACAAGAGATGATTAACGATGGACAACCTAAAGGTTCATCATCTCCATCAGAAGGTGGCAACCTACTGGCTAACCTTATAGACATCAAGCGTGGCTATCTGCAACTAGAACAAGATGACCAGATGCTTCTTAGGCTACGCCACCACGAGGGATTTACTTTGCAACAGATAGCACAAGTACTAGAGTGTGCTACATCTACTGCAGATCGCAGATGCGATAAGTCACTTCGCAGATTGCAAGATAACTTGGGCGGGATCTCACCTTGGCAATGACACACGATGAGTTGTTGTCAAGAATAAATCTAGCATCAATAGGTGAGTATGCCAGCCTTGCTGTAGCCCTAATTGCAGTAGTGGAATTGCATAAGTCTATGCTTTGGAAAAACTTAGGCAATGATACAGATGGCTATAAATGTGAGGTCTGCGAAGGTAAATCTTACCCCTGTTCAACCATTCAACTTATTAGTAAAGAACTTGAATGAACGAAGAGTTATTGTTTGCCTTCTTGCGTGAGGGTTTATACCCTGACCTAGTAAAATCTGAGGGCATCTATGATACCTACGACTGTATCTCTAGGCAGGCTGGTCACTACATAGAGTTAAAGTGCAGGGCTAGGCACTATGACACCTTACTCATTGAAGAGATGAAGTATCGCAAGCTCATCACCCAAGCTGCAGAGCGTGACCTTGTTCCTTACTACATCAACTCTACTCCACTTGGTATCTACTCTTTTGACTTAATGGATTTAGCAGAGCCGGTCTGGTATGTGCATTACCTGCCAGCTACTACTGAGTTTGAGAAGATAAGCAAGGTTGATAAGTTAGTAGGTTACTTACCGATAGAAGAGGCAGTCCAGTTATGATCTATGATTACAAGTGTAGCAAGTGCAGTGCAACCTTATCGGTTGAGCGTTCTATCCACGAGGAGGCCTCTACTCCTATGTGCTTTGATTGCCACGAGATTATGAGCCGTATGTGGGACTCTCCCGCTATCACCTTCAAGGGCAAAGGCTTTTACACTAACGGCGGGTAAAGCAAAACCCCACCAGCGAATGGGCTGATGGGGCTTTGTTGCTAGGCGGAAAGGGTGAAACACCCAGCAAACCTATTCAGCTAGTACAGATATAGCAACGTGGCACGGGTCATTACCCTCGTCCCACTCCTCTCTCTCCTCCTCGCTCATATACTCGTAGTTACCGTCGTGCGTCATACAGTATGGCTTGCTTATCCAGCCAGCTTTAATTCCAATTCTTAGCCAGTATCTAAACATCAGTACCAGCCCCTTCTATTGCTATGCTGGAGACTACGGCAGAAACTTCCTCCGTAGCGGTGCTCAACATATCGCACAGCGTGGAGGATTTGGATAGTAGGTTCGCTACTTCTCTCTCCAAGGAGCTGAGCAATTCCGTAAGCACTGGATCGTTTGTTGTCTGCCAAGTGGTCAAGCCTGCTCTCACCGGTCCATAGGGTGAGGGCGCATTTTCTCTGTTGCTTGTTGTAACCGAGTGCGTTGAGGTAACTAATGATAAGTGCCTTGTTCTCACGCTTCTCCTCCATAGTTGCCTTCGTCCTCGCCTGCATCTGCGGGATCTCCAAAGGGTGGTGTGCCGTTCGCTCTGGTATGAGTACCAACACTAAGGTTAATAAGCTCGTCAATACCAGTCCAATCTTTGCCCTCTTGCTCATCAAACTTCCTTTCAATCGCAAGCAGTTGCTTGTATGTGTCGGGATATAAATGAGACAAGCGGATCAAAGACCTGTCTCTAGCCTTACGATAGGTGCGGTAGGTAAGCACACTCTTACTCTTTGTCGGTTGGGTCATTGAGCTTATCCTCCCACACTATAAGAACATATGCTATTAGCAGTACAATTATCAGACCTAATGCTAGGCTCATAGGCTGGCTGCCTTAATGATGTCGGTGATGTCAAGGCTCTGACCTACTAGGTGAGCGTCCTCTTCGTCGCTCTCCCACCCAGATACCAGCACACGAGAGCCAGTAGGGGCAAGGCTGAGCCACTGCATACAATGCTCAGCGTTATTGCCACCCCATTCAGCTCTGCCTTCTTCGTCCACTACCTCATAAAGCAAAACAAGCGAAGACTTCTTCGGATGAAACGATATAACGTTACTCATCACTGTCCTCCCCCTCCACCTTAATCCATACGAACCCGTCTTGGTGACGGGTAATCTGTCCTAATATATCGAACCATTGTTGGTCTACCTCAGCAGTTATCACTCGCTTACTCATCTTGTGTATCCCTTCCCTTTAAGTGTAATGAACAGTAATTCTTGCCAGCGTAATACCAAAAGAAGTCTGATGTAGATTCCCAGCCACAATATCCGCACTCGTATTTACTCATCAGCCTCTCCCTCTCTCACTAGACCTAAACGATAGAGAGCTGAGTTAGCCCTCTCTAGGTTCTTTATAGCATTCACTATCTCCTCCTGCTTGAGATCTTTCTCAGCTTGATTAAGGCATAGGTTAGCCTTAGCTGCTAGGTACTCTTCATTCATATTTCTCCTCCTTCTCTAATGGGCGTACTACACCCTTGAACTCGCTACTGATTATCTTGACTGCATCTAAGCCGGTGGATAATTTCTCCCAATCCCAGTCTCCAGGGTTGCCGTCATAGGTATCTATCTCTAGTGTTACTAGCCATTTATCTTTCATAGCGTTATCTCCTTTTCGCTAGGGATAGCCGGACAGTATTCCCAAAAGCCACCGGCTTCATCAAGGTTGTAATCAAGTGAGCGCATAGCGTTATCGTACTTATCCGCCCAATCTGGTTCGTCTATGAGCTTGCCATTATGATCGCGCCACTCTAATTCGTAGCCTGTTTCGGTATCATAATAGAGAGTAACGTTATGGCTCTCTCCCTCGCGCTCAACTACTAGGGTCTTGGTGTAGCCAGTAATCTCTTTCTCTAAGCACGTTACCTTCATTACTTACCCTCTCCCTCTATCGCTTCGGTATCGGTCTTACCTTCTTTAACGCAACCAGTACACACATACCAGTTGCCGTCTAGCCACATAAAGTCTGCTAAACCTTCACAATATACACATTCATTCATCTTACAATCCTCCCTTTAGACATTGGCTCATAGTCCCCCAGCAGTATCCAAAAAGATCCCCGCCCTCTCCTACATACCACAGGTGACTTGACACCTGCCACAATCCCCACACGGCTAACGCCGTGAGTAGTCCGAGCACGTACCAGCCTCGCTTGGTGATGCTATTCATCTTCTGCCTCTTTCTCGTGTAAATAGCCTCCCATTGTGGAGATTAGGTTGGTGCGTATTACTAAGGTTCCAAACATATCTTCATAAACAGTTGCGTTAGGCATATTCTCCTTGACCCATACCTTCAGGTCTTGCAACGTGTCAATCTCTGCAAGGTTCATCAGCTCGCCTCTCTTTCACAGTCTCGAATGATGTCTTTACCGCATTCGGCACAGTATGCCAGCAGGCACTTAGCTCCGATAATATCGTGATGATGTAGGCAAGGTATGAAGGCTACCTCTTCGCTTATGCAGTCCATTAGTTATCCTCCTTTATTGAACGTGCAATAAAGATAAATGGTTCAATGCCCCAGCCAAGCAACAACTGACGCATTAAAAGATTCGTGGTGGTGTCTTTGGTTCCAATCTCATTATCTACGCGCTCTTCATAATCATCACGTATTAGTTCAGCTAATTTATAGACCTCACGCCCGTCCGCCCACATCATTAAGGCCTTATAGGAGGCTTGGTCATTCATCATCACGAGGAGATAATCCTCGGCGAATTGCTGGCTTGCAATCCTTGATAGTTCTAGTTCCATTTATTCACCCTTATTCTAAGAGATTAGGTCGTTCGCCCTCTCTCTCGTACCCTTACTAGGTCGTGAACCTGCGCCGACTGCTCGGTGTAAGGGCGTTTTTTGATCAACTTATGCGACCTCCCTCTCACACGTATCGCAGACGTTCTGCCCTTCGTGGTAGTTCTTGGTGCATATATCGCACCCGTTTTGGCAGTCTCCTAAGTGAATTGTGGTCATTACTCGCCCTCCTTGTCTCTATACTTAACGATAGTGTTAAGTGTTGTGTGGATATCACACTTACATCCCTCGCCTCCCATATTCTCATTGAATTCTAGGTGAGAGTAATTATCCTCGTGTATCTCATTTATTAACTGTTCTAATGTATCCATCATTCGCCCTCCTTGGTGTGAGAGCGCAAAAGTTCCAAACTATCCTTGTGCCACTTGTCATAATCATCATCACATAAGAACTTCAATCCGAAGGCCGTCGCGTCCTCGCCCTCGCTCTCTTTGAAAGTCTGACCGCACTCATCACACACTAGCTCAGCTTCGGGTTCCACCTCGTAATACTCGGCGTACACGTCAGTATCCTCGACGCCGTCGTAAAGGCTTGATAGGTAATCGAGGACGTACTGGCCTCCCTCGTTGTCTCCCTCCTCCTTGCCAACCTTGAAAGCCTCGGCGACTAACTCAACTAGTAAAGCCTCCGCAATCTCTCTTTGTCTTTTGTTGGTGCAGGATAATACGGCGCGAGCCTTATCTCCCTGCATTATCTCGTGAACGTTCATTCTTTAACCCTTTCGCTCTCTGACCTCGTCAGCAACCGACTCACGGCTGGACGCCTCTCGGCGTTTCGGTCTAATTTACTTCGATATCTTGCGCCGTGCCGTGTTCTTGGATGAACCACTCCAACTTGTCGAGAGAATCTACATCTCCCTCGTCGGTCACCTTCTCCAACTCCTCTTTTGAGATTACGAAGAGGGTCTGCCCTGCCGTTGTGTCGGTGTTAATCGTCCACCAGTCGCCGTTTTCGTTCGATACGTAGTAAACGCTCATTAGTTGGCCTCCTTCTCTAGTTCTCCGATAGCGAACCATATCGCGTCGGTATCTTGTCCTTCTAGCGCATCCTTCAAGAGTTGTGCAATCTCCTTGTTATTCATTAGTTGGCCTCCTTGCCAGCAGTTGCGAGAACGTCGGCCATAGTTGCGTCATATACGCCACAAGCGACTAAAAAGCGGTGGCGGTCAAAGCGTGGGTTATCTGATTCAAGAGTTGAAGCGAGGGCAACGGCTAACGCTTTGATGCCGTCTGCCTTTTCTTGGTTGTTGTTGAAGGTTTGCTCATAATTTATAGCACCTTTGATAGTTTCTGCTATCATTACATAGTCTTTGCGTGTCATCTTAGTTGCTTCCCTTCAATGATTCGATAGCTACTTGAAACCCTTTGGTTTCGTAGATGTCGTAAATCTTGTTAAATAGTTCAGTAGCTAGCTCGAAGTCAATCTCGCCGTTTAGATGAATTAGGTCTAATCCTGCGAAGTCCTGATACACTTTGAAGCTCTTGCCTTTGTAATTTACTATCGCTTGTGAGTACATCTTGTTTGCTCCTCTTAGGTTCGTTCAAGCCTTATGCTTGATATACGTATATTAGGGCATAACCAAGCAGAGCACAAGCACATTCTGGTAACAGTTTGGTAACAGTATCCTGTGAATTACCTGTGAGAATCAGGGGCTAACAGGTCACAAAGTAGTTGAACTTTCAACCACTTTTCGGGGGTGATGTTACTGCCCAGTAACTTAGGAGGATTCAACTGGCTAGACATACGGGCGCACAATGTCTAAGGGTTAGGGATTCGGTTAGTGTTAGACATAAGGGTTACATATGTATAGGCGCCGGGAATCAAGCAAGCCCCTGCCTTTTTTCTCAGAGTTATCCACAGAAGTTATCCACAGGCAGGGCTAGGGTGTGCATAACTGGTCAGACCGCCAGCACAGGCACCCCCCGTTGTTGAATTGTGCGGGCGGGTGGGCGGTACTCCCCAACAAAATATATTTCCTAAAGTGAGATCCATAATATAGCTTTGACCTGCGGTTATAGTAGGTGTGACACACATCACATCTGTAAAACGGGAAATGCGTTAAATTTCCTGCCTTATATATAGTAAGGGGTTTTAATAGGAAAAGCCCTGAGCAGATGCGGTATGGCCTCTAGCGAGGCCCCTAGGCCGAGTTAAGTCTTACCCCTCAGTTCGCTGTAGCTCCCTCGGGCGCTAAGCCCGAACCGCTCCAGTACTTTTAGTGGGGATAGGTCTATTAAAAATCTACCGAGACTAGTAATGATGTAATCCGATTCCGGCCCGTCCCCCATAAATTTTAGGAGATCACGTGGCTGACAACAGCGCAGACATAGCCAAGAGAATTATCCTTGGCTGTGTTGCCGAAGGTATGACTATTGACGCCGCCTGTACATCGGCAGGTAAATCAATGAAGACCTACGAGTACTATCGTAGAACTGACAAAATCTTTACAGACAAGGTTGATAGAACACGCCTTGGTCTAAAGGACAAATCCTTTGCCTCATCTGATGTACACGACCTTACTTTTGCAGACTTTCGCCAGAAGTACCTACACTCCCGCACTTTTCCACACCAGCAAAATTTGATAGATGTCATTGAAGGTAGAGAACCTGCCTGGCTGCACCCTAGTATGAAGTTTGAAAAGGGTCTAGCTAATAACAGAATCTTACTTAACATCCCGCCCAACCACGCCAAGTCTATGACTGTAACCATTGATTACGTCACTTGGCAGGTGTGTCAAAACCCTAACTTTAGAGTACTCATCGTATCTCAAACGCAGCAGTTAGCTGCAGACTTTCTCTACGCCATCAAGCAACGCCTTACTCATCCAAATTATGAAACACTCCAACAGGCTTACGCTGCTGGCGTAGGGTTTAACTCTAAGTCAGCTTCGTGGCAAGCTACCCGTGTCACCTTTGGTGATGAGCTACGTGAGTCCAGCGAGAAGGACCCAAACATTGAAGCCGTCGGAATCGGCGGTCAGATCTACGGTAAGCGTGCCGATATGATTATTGTAGATGACGCAGTAACCTTGAAGAACGCTAACGAATTTGAAAAGCAAATCCGTTGGCTTACCCAGGACGTGCGCTCTCGTTTGAACCCTACTGGTAAGTTAATTATTATTGGTACTAGAGTCTCTGCAGTAGATCTATACAAGGAACTACGCTCAGAAGACCGCTACCCTGGTGGACAGGTCCCTTGGACCTACCTTGCAATGCCAGCTCTGTTGACTACAGATAATGACCCCGACAAGTGGGAAACTCTCTGGCCTGCTAGTGATGCTCCCTTTGATGGTCAGATGGAATCTGATAAAAACGAAGACGACCTCTATCCTAGATGGAATGGTCGCAATCTTTACAACGAACGCCAAGCTATGGATGCAAGCACCTGGGCCTTGGTCTATCAACAACAAGACATCTCAGATGATGCCATCTTTGACCCAGTATGTGTGCGAGGCTCTATTGATGGTATGCGCAAAGCAGGTCGTTTGGTTCCTGGTAACCCAGGCCATCCGCGTGATGTCAACGGCTTTTCTTTTATTTGTGGTCTTGATCCCGCTATGGTTGGTGATACAGCCGTCGTTTGTTACGCTGTTGATAGGGCTACACATAAACGCTATATCGTTGATGCTATTAAAATTACTAGGCCAACGCCTGCTGCAATCCGTCAGCTAATCTTTGACTGGACTACCCTCTACTCACCTAGTGAGTGGATAGTAGAGAAAAACGCATTTCAATCTTTCTTAACTCAGGATGAAGGTATCCGTGCAAACTTGGCTAGCCGAGGAGTGCTACTGCGGGAACACCATACTGGAACCAACAAGTGGGACTCCGGCTTTGGAGTTGCATCAATGTCAACTTTGTTTGGCACCAAGCAATTCGATGGAAAACACCACCGCGATAACCTTATTCACTTACCTTCAGATCAAACTGAAAACGTTAAGGCGCTCATTGAGCAATTGATTACGTGGTCGCCTACTACTAAAGGCAAGACCGATATGGTGATGGCTCTGTGGTTCTGTGAGATTAGAGCACGTGAAATGCTTAACCAAGGTATGCACAAGACACACCATATGAAGAATCCATTTCTATCTCGACACGAGGTAGGCAAGCGAACAGTTATCAACATAGATGAACTGCTCGCAGAGAAAGACCGCACATTCATCTAAGGAGACACAATGGCACAAATGAAGAAGCCTGCACCTAAGAAGCCAATGGCACCACGCAAGCCAACCACTGGTGTTAAGAAGCCTATGCCTAAGCCACTTACAGGTCCTGCTGCTGTAAGAGAACTACAACGTCAGGTATCACCTGCTGGTGTTAAAAAGTCTGAAGCAAATGCTAAAAAGGCTATTGCTGAGAAGTACCCAGATTTAACTAAGAAGTCTAATGCTAAAAAAGATTTTGAAAAAGAATACAAATCTGGCAAACTCACAATCAACAAAGGCGAAGTTGTTACCCCTGGTGCTATTACACGCGGAGTTGTAAAAATTGCTGTAAAAGTTGCTGGTAAAAAAGCAGTAAAAAAAGCGATAGATAAAGCTGCTGGTAAAAGTATTGTATCTGAAGCAAAAGGCATTACAAAAGAAGCAGCAAGAGAAAAACAAATAATTGCAAAACTAGATAAAGCGGCCCCAAAAGCACAAGCAAAAGCACAAAAAATAATTGATAAAGCAATAAAAAAGAATCCAAATTTATTTAAGTAAGGACCCCCATTGTTATCAGTCAAAGAAGTAGACGCTAAGCTAGCACGCTTACGTACTCGCTCATCAGCGCGAGATCAACGTATGCGTGATGTGCTCTCGGTGCGTCAGGGAGATATCTCTAAGGTATACCCTGCAATGTTTTCAGAGGATTATCCAAAGCCTCTGGTTGCAAACTTCATTGACGTAGCAGCACGTGACTTAGCAGAGGCAATGGCACCACTGCCATCTTTTAACTGTTCAGCAACTAATATGGTTTCAGATACTGCACGAAAAGCTGCAGATACTAGAACTCGTATTGCAAACTTTTATGTATCAAACTCTGACCTACAACTACAAATGTACACAGCCGCAGACTGGTATAACACCTACGGTCTTGGTATCGGTATGGTTGAGATGGATTACGATGACAACAATCCTCGTGTTCGTATGCTTAACCCATTTGGTACCTACCCAGAGCTAGATCGTTATGGTCGCGTACTATCAGTTACTCAGGTAATTGTTACCGATGCAGAAACGCTAGGTGCGCAATACCCAGAGTTTTACGATTTAATCTTAGGCAGAAACCAGTACGCTCTTTCTTCTCCTTATATTTCAATGGTCAAGTACCACGACAAAGAACAAGATCTGCTCTACTTACCAGAACGTAAGAACTTAGTTCTATCACGCACGCCAAATATCCTAGGCAAGGCTATGGCCTCTGTTGTGATGCGCTCATCTTTAGATGGTGAAGCACGTGGACAGTTTGATGATGTTCTATCAGTTCAACTTGCCCGTGCTCGTTTTGCAGTATTGCAAATCCAAGCAGCAGAAAAGTCTATCCAAGCACCTATTGCTATCCCACAAGATGTGCAAGAGTTAGCCCTTGGTCCTGATGCGATTATGCGTTCTGCTAACCCACAAGGTATTCGCCGTGTTCCACTAGAACTACCACCTGGAGTCTTTACAGAGTCTGGCGTACTAGAACGTGAACTACGCCTTGGTGCTCGTTACCCAGAATCTCGTTCAGGTAACATTGACGCATCAGTTGTAACAGGTCGCGGTGTACAAGCCCTACAAGCAGGCTTTGATACACAGATCAAGGCAGCACAAGCACAGTTTGCTCGTATGTTTCAAGAACTTATCTCTATTTGCTTTGAAGCAGATGAAAAAGTATTTGGTGGTATTCCAAAGACAATCAAGGGTTCAGATGATGGAACACCTTACGTTCTTAAATACATCCCATCTCGTGACATTAAGGGTGAGTACGGCGTAGATGTACGTTACGGAATTATGTCTGGTATGGACCCAAGCCGTGCCATCATTGCTTTACTACAAATGCGTTCAGACAAGCTCGTATCTCGTGACTATGTACGTCGTGAAATACCTATGGACTTAAATGTTACGCAGGAGGAACAACGTGTTGATATTGAAGAGATGCGCGATTCTTTGCGCGTTGCTGTTGCTCAGTACGCTCAGGCGATACCAGCTCTTGCAGCGCAAGGTCAAGACCCTAGTGAAATCATTACCCGTATTGCATCTGTTATTCAAGGTCGCCAAAAAGGTCAATCGTTAGAAAACACTATTGAAAAAGCATTTACACCAGAACCACAACCTGCGCCAAATATGGCAATGGCAGGTGGACCTCAACTTCCAGCAGCAGGTGCGGCCCCCGCTCCTGCCTCGCAGCAACCTCCACAAGAACAAGCTGGTCAGGCCCCTGCTGCTGGTCAAAAACCCGATATAGCCCAACTACTAGCTGGTATAACCGGCGCAGCATAAATAAGAGGAGGTGTAATATGAATAAAGGATCACGTGCAAAGGCATCTATGATAGCGCCAAAGCAGGGCAAGATGGATACATCAAAGCCAGCAGGAGGCAAAGTAATGTTTGGAATGATGACTAAAGCCAAAAAAGGCAAGGCAGTCAAAAAAGGATAGTAACTTTTTAACGGAAGGTGTGCTGGGCGATGAAAGATGACAAATACGTTCCTCGCCCAGTGCGCTTTCTTGACCTTGTTGTAATAGGCGTAGGTTTTATACATAACATAGCTTCAACAATTGAAACCTTAACAGGTGAATTAATGGAGTTAGCAATTTATCAATCAAATCATCTTACTCAAGCCAATAGAGCGTGGGAAGATATGACAGCAGATTTAGAAAAATTAGAGGAGGACCAACAGTGAGTATGATGAATCCACTGGCAGGACCAGCAGGTCCAGGTAAGTTCTCTACACGTACCGATAACCTACAAATGGGATCTACCGCATATGGTGAAGGCGTTGAGACGCAGGCTATTAAGTCTGGCGCTCCGCTTTCTAAAACCAAAGATGTACGTCCTGCTCGCTCAGGCGATGTGCGTGAAGCAGCCGCACAAGCACCAGTAACAGAATTATATGCACCAACACAACGTCCTAGTGAACCAATTACTGCAGGTATTGATCGCGGTGCAGGTCCTGGTTCTAGTGCATTGATGATGCAAAAGTCTAATGTAAAAACTTCAGACACACTAGCAAAAATGTTGCCCTATGACACAGATGGTTCTATTGCCATCTTGTATCAGCAGGCAATAGCGCGAGGTGACTAATTGGCTGATCTTACCGCCGCTGCTAATGCTGCAGGTTTAAGTTCTGCAGAAAAGAAAGCGATGCAAGATCTATCTAAAACTCTTGCTGCACATCGTGAACTATCAAATTTGCCAACAAATGTTGCACAACAGGCTTACTCAACTAAGACTCCTGCACAACAAGCAGCTCTTATTAAAGTTGCAGGCAATGAAGATCCAGCAAAGAAAGCCAACCGTGGTTGGCTAAGCACTGCTTGGCACTACACACTTGGTGGCGCATTTGCAATTGCTCAAGAAGGTTCAGACCTTGCTACTCGTTTAGCACGTACAGCTCTTATTACAGCAGATCAAGGCGTATCACCTTTTGGTAGAGGTGGCGCTTGGGATATTGCAAACGATAAGGGCGATCAAGTATTTAGCCCTAACCGCATTGATACAGCAAAACGTCAATATGGTAATGATCGTATATCTGTTGCTATGCGTGTTTCTAAAGGAGACAAACTTAGCGACATTATTGCTACCGGTACTGATGCTGAAAAGCAAATTGCTTCTATGGTTCAGCAGAACAAAGATACCCTTTGGAATGATGCACTAGATACAGTCAGTGCCGCTAAGTACTCACCAGGTCGCGCTGTTGCCAATGTTATTGATGCGCTTACTCCTGGTGATTTAGTCAAAAATGGTTTTATGTACAAGACTATTTCAGGCGCAGTAGATGCAGCTTATAGAGTTTATGCAGATCCATTGCTTGGTCTTGGTAAGGCTAAGAAACTTGTAGACATTTCACGTTACTCGTTAGATGTAGTAGTTGGTGGAAACAAAGTAGAAGAAGTTTTTGCACGTCCACAAGTTGCAGGCTTTTGGAACACTTATGGAGCACAGCTTACTAAGTACCGTGATGCAACTACAACTGCTGAAAGAGTTGCAGCAAAGAAGCAACTAGCAATTACAGCACCTGAGTTTGGTGATGCAGTTATTAAGTCTTTTGTAAACATTGATACTCCTATCAAGGATGCCAATACTGCTAAGGCTTTCTTCCTTAACGCAGACCAGACTAAAGAGATGATGAAAGGCCAGATTGGTCGCAAACGTGTGATGATTCCACGTTTAGATCCATTACGTCAGGCTCGCATTGCAACAGTTACTACTGCTAACAAAGTATTTAACATTGACTTTATGGGTTCTAAGTTTGTAGATAATCTATTCTTTGGTGGCGCAGCCACAAATGATGGGATTAGAGATACAGTTACTAATAACCGTCAAGCAATTGTTGACGCAGTTAAACCAAATTTTGAAGCTAAAGGTATGGCTCGTTTTTCAATGGAGCAGGTTCAATATCGTATTGATCGCTTTAAGGCTAAACTTGAGAATATCCCTATCTTTGAAAACAATTCATTAGATGTTACTGCAGGAGATGCAGCTAAAAAAGTTTATCAGTATGCACGTTTAGTTCTTCCACGTAGCGATGCAAAGTTGATGGCACAGGCATTTGACGATGCTGAAGTAGGACTCAAGAAAGAAATCTTTTACGGACTGCAATCAACCATTGCAGACATCCGTGGTCTTAATGTAACTAAAGAAGGTCAGCCAATTGCCCGTGCTTTACAAGGCAAGGCAGAACCTCAGTTTGCATTGAACCAACTTAGAAATGGTGTTGACTATAACCCAGCAGCATTGCCTAGTGGTGAGCAAGTTGCTCTTATTCTTTCAGACACATCTGATTATGTAACCACTCTTAGTATCCGTGATATTGACCGTGCATCAGCGCGATCTGGTTTAGTTCAACGTTTATTAGGTGTGGCACATTCTGGTTGGGTAGATAAGATGACCAGCGCTTGGTCGTTTGCTACTCTTGCCGGTCCACGTTACGCACTTCGTAACGCAGGTGAAGATCTTATGGTTCACCTTGCTATTGGTGAATCACCATTTGGTTTAGTTAAAGCTCGTATGCTTTCAACACGTTTGCGTACAGCACAACAAATGGAAAAAGGTTTAACTAAGTTTGAACAAACTGCAGCAAATCCACTAGGTGGTGCGTTGCGCTTTATTAACAAGAAAGAATCAAAAGCCTATGGCGCTGCTATTCAAGCAGCAGATGGCGATATAAACCAGATCCGCGAGATTATGGCTAATGCCCTTAATGAAGGCAAGATGGCTCGTTTCTATGAAAAGACTGGTTTAGGAAAGTTTAATGAAGCAGATCGTGCAGCACTTGCAATGCAAATCAAACACGGAGATTTAGATAATGCCTTAATGGGTGTTGTTGAAGGTGGTAAGAACTCTTTTACTGGAGTAGACGCCTACACACGTACGCTTAATTTTGCTCGTGCAAACAAAGTTCGTACAGAAGAACTTAAATATAATTTACCAAAGAATATGAGTCGTGCCAAAGGTTCACGTGGTATGAGTCGTATGGCGCCTCTTGCTAGTACAGAGTCTGAAGTAGCTTGGGCTATGCGTATTGGCTACTATGCCAATGACAAACTAGGCGGTATTGCAGTTGCTAACCTTGATAATGAAAAAGTAGCAGTAGGTAAACTTTTTGACTGGTTAAGAGATCCCAGTAATGAAAAGTTAGCCAAGTCTTTTCGTTTAGAGGAAAATGGTATTAGCCAAGAAGATCACGCACAGCGTATCTACGATGCAGCAAAGCAACTCTTTGTTAAAAACGATGGCGAAACCATTAACCTTAACTTGCTAGACAAGATTCGTAAGTACGATGATGTAACTGGCAACTATAAGATATCAGGCCAAATCTCATTAGATGATCTTCCAACATCTGAATTAGATGCTCCTCAGTATATTCTTGGACCACAGTTAGTAGCTGTATCTGATACAGGAAACTACACAACATCTTTAATGGAGTGGGGTTGGGACTGGCTAGGCAACGCTAATGCTCGTTTCTCACGTGAACCTATGGTTCTACAAGAGATGATTAAGATTCGTAAAGAGTTTGATAAGACTGGTTTTTCAGATGCTTTTATTGCAGCTCATAAGCGCGGCATCACAGATGAGAAAGCACTTGTTAAAGCAGAGGCAAGTGCTCAAAAGGAACTAGCAACTATTATCGAAGAGCGTGCAGCATCACAGACTCTTACTTATGTTGATAATCCTTTAGTACAAAGCCAGCTTGCTTTTTCTGGACGTAACTTTGCACGTTTTTATCGTGCTACTGAAGACTTCTATCGCCGTGTTTACCGTGTTGTACGTTACAACCCAGAGTCTATTGCTCGTTCATCTCTTCTTTATGAGGGAATTACGCACTCAGGTTGGATCCAACACGACGATCAGGGTGAACCATACTTTATTTACCCAGGTACACAGTATGTTTACAAGGCAGTACAAACCGCAATGGTTGCTTTAGGCGTACCAGCAGAGTTTAAGGTACCAATGCCAGTGCAGTTTGGTGCTAACTTAAAAATGCTTACACCATCTTTGAACCCAGACTCTGCAATTCCTACACTTGCTGGTCCATTATCAGGTATATCCGTCAAGGTGCTATCTAATATCGTAGGAATTTTTGATAAGGGTGCAGCAGATACCATTACAGGTGCTGTTCTTGGTAAGTATGCAATAGATCAACCTATGGTTTCAGCATTTTTACCAGCACACGTTAACCGTATCTATGCAGCAATGAACACAGATGAGCGTGATGGTCAGTATGCCAGCGCATCTCGTAAGGCTATGACCTATCTTGAAGCATCTGGACACGGATTAAAGCAAAAGTTTGACGCAAACAATAATCCAATTCCATTTACTTCCAAAGAACTTGAAGATTATCGTATTAAGTTAAAGAACAGCACACTTGGTATCCTAGGTATGCGTGTTATCTACGGTTTTGTAGCACCTGCTTCCCCTGCTGTACAGCTCAAGTCAGATATGAACGACTGGGTACGCGGTAATGGTGAGGCAAACTTTAAGCAAGTCTGGTACGGACTACTTGACAAGGTTGGTGACTATGACAAAGCAATGGCTGAGTGGGTTAAGTACTTCCCAGACCAAATGCCATTTACTGTTTCAGAATCAGAGCGTTCAACTGTTGCATATTTCCGTTATGCACAAGAATCTGGTGATTTTGTAGATAAGAACCAAGGATTGTTTAAGGAATTTAAGCAAGGTGCAACCTTCTTAATCCCTCACAAGGCTGGTTACTCTTGGGATGCGTACAAGACTATGACTGATATGGGTCTTCGTAAGAATAAGACAGTTACTGACTTCCTTCGTGAAGTACAGACCGCTTCAGATATGCAGACTTACTACGAGAAGAAGAATCAGTACGAGAAGAACCTTGAATCTGTTGGTACAGACTTTGAGCGTTCAGCACTTCGTAAAGAATTTACAGACTGGTCTACAATCTATAAGGCTGGTCGCCCACTAGTTCAAGAAGAACTATCACAGGGTAGTCAAAAGGCTATTGAACGTATGAACGCTTACAATGATTTGACAGCAATGGTTAAATCACCAGTTGCTCAAAAGGCAAGTCCTGGAACTACTCAGGCTTTGCGTAAAATGGTTGATCTTTACGAAAGTTACAAGACTTCAAAAAAAGAAATAGATCAATTTGGTGGTAGCCAATTCCTTTCTCAGATGAATAAGGACGAAACTATTATCAAGATGCGAGAACTTTCACAATACAACGAGAACACCGTGAGTGCTTACAATGTACTCTTTGGTAGATTGCTAGGGGACTAAAGTGGCTGGAAGCTCACCAGATCAGGCTCGCGCTACAGCGCAAGCAGCAGAATCAGCACGTACTGCTGCAGCCGGTACTAGCGGAACAACTGGACAAACAACAACAGGAGACTTTACAGACTTCTTAAAGATTGTCGCCAAGAATCCTACCCTGATTACTGCTTATTCAAAGATCCTTAAATCAGGAAATTACTACAAGGGTAAGATTACTGATAAGTACACTCCTGCTTTAATTAAAGCATTTAACAAAGCAGAAGAAGATAGAGCACTTGTTTCACTAACAAGCCCTATTAGTCGTGATGCTTTCTTCCAACAGATTAGCGTTATGGGTTCTGGTACTGGAACTGGTGGTCCATCAACAGTTACTAGCGTAACTAAATACACACCTGAATCAGCTAGAGTACTTGTCAATTCAATTATCCAAGACACTCTAGGTCGCAAAGCAACTGATGCTGAAATCAAAAAGTATACACAAGCCCTTAAAGGCATTGAAGGTAAAGCATCTACTATTACTAAGTACTCTGGATCTGGCGCAAATCAGACACAAACAGTTACACCTGGTATCAGTGAGAAACAGTATTTAGTAGACCAGGTTGCAGGTACAGACGAAGGCAAGGCTAACAAAGTTCTTGGTTTCTATGAGACATTTATGAATGCGTTGGGTGGTCGCTAATGTCAACTATTAAAGAAATTATTGCTGCACAAAAAGCAGCAGAAGAACAATCATCATCTCAAAAAAAGGCAAGTGCTCAAAAAACAGCAGCAGCACAAGCCACTGAAACTAAGTCACGTGGCAAACAAGCAAGTGCTAGCGAATCAGAACAGGCAATTTTTCTTGCTGCTTCAACAGCAGGGTCAGAATTACTACAAGCTCTTGGTCAAGTTCGTAGAGGTGCGATTTCTGAAAAGGAAGCAGAAAATAAATTAAATGCTTTTAGAAATTCAGTAAGTGCATTACGTGCAATCAATCCATCTAGAGCAGACGCTGTGCAAAAATCAGTATTACCAGAAAATGTTAACTTAAATGCAACTGTAACTAAACCCAAGCCATTAGGTAATTATGCAATGTCTACTGGAGCTGTTGCTACATCCACTTCTGCTAATGATACTTTGATTAAAAAACCTTTGCCAAGTTCAGATGGTAAGAAAAAACCAATGCCTGATGCTACTGTAGAAACTCCTATAGTGACTCCTGGAGGCGGCTTTACAGACTCACAGAATGCAGCACGCTTAGAAGCAGCCGGTAAGAATCCAACTGGAGTTAAAAGTTCATTAGACACCTTACTTGCAAAGACAGATTTTTGGTATGACTTACCTGATTATATCTTTAAGTTAGAACCTAAACTTGGCGAACTGCTTGTACAGGCCGTTGCTGAAGGTTGGGATGATGCAAAGTTCTTGACTAAAGCTAAGTTAACTCCTTGGTGGCAAAAGAACGCATCAACCATACGTACTCGTATTGTTGATCGTGCAAAGTATGATGAACTTAAAGCAGCCGGTGAAGATGTAACTAAGTCTGATTATGGTCTATACCTTTCAAAGCAAATGCGTTCTGTTAAAGCAAAGGCAAAAGAACTTGCTGGCGTTACTCTTACTGATGAACAAGCACAATCTGTCGCAGGCAAGATCTATGATGGTTTTTTAGATGACGACCCACTAGCAATCAATGCTTTGATCGTTCCATTTATTGGTAAGGTAACAAGCATTGTTGGTACAGGAACTGGTACCACTGGCTTTAGTGGTCAGGCATTACAGAACTACCAGACTCTTCAAGGTATTGCTAAGGCTAATGGATTTACACTTAAAGATATTCTACCTAATGTATCTGCGCTCACTGCAGGTGGAGATATAGAAACAGCAGTTCTTCGTGGACTAGCTGATGGTTCTTTGGATATTAACCGCATCTCTCAAGATGCTCGTATGCTGGCAGCACAGGGACAGCCACAGTATGTACGTGGACTTTTATCTCAAGGCTATGACCTTCAAGATATCTATGCTCCTTACCGTAGCACTATGGCATCTACTCTTGAACTAGATCCAAATACAATTGATCTTAATGACCCTACTCTTCGTGCTGCTATCACTGATAAAGGTGATATGAATATGTATGACTATAAGAAAACATTACGTCAAGATAATCGTTGGCAGTACACAGGTTCTGCTAAACAAGAAGTTTCAAACGCTGCACTTGGAGTCCTTCGTGACTTCGGATTTCAGGGGTAATGATGGAATCACTAGACGCATTAAATGAAGCAAGACTAGCGGCAAAAGCAGCCGCAACAGCACAAGCAACGGAAGATGCTTACTATACAAAAAAAGATTCACAAGGTAAAACTAAAGCACAACGTGACGCATTTCAAAATGCTCTTGATACAGCAGCAATGATTCGTGATAATTATAATACCGTGTCTTCAAAAGTAGATTTACAAACAGGTAAAGTAATTACTACCCCAATAAAAACTGTTGCAGTCGCCGCTACTAAAGCTGCAGCCGATAAAGCAGCAGCTGATAAAGCTGCAGCAGATAAAGCAGCAGCTGATAAAGCTGCAGCAGATAAAGCAGCAGCTGATAAAGCTGCAGCAGATAAAGCAGCAGTTGATAAAGCTGCAGCAGATAAAGCAGCAGTTGATATGGTCTTAAAACAAG